TCCTCCGCCTAGCGCAATTAGGCATATTGATGGGGACCCCAATAATTACATATTTAAAAACTTGAAAGTATCTGAGGCTAAAATAAATAAGGGGGGTATCGTGACTAAGTACACAGAAGAAACTATTATGCTTGTCGCAGGGTTAGCAGATTTAGGTACGACAATACGGGAGGCAAGCCTTTCCCTAGACATACCAAAGGGGTCTGTATCAACTCTCGCTAGGAAGAACAATATACGTTTCAAAGGCACTGTAGGCAGGAAACGTGTAGATAACCCCGTTCGACCATACCGACCGTACCAGAAGCAGCACTACGAGTCGTTATCAGCTAATACTATTGACGAGAGCAGCTTAAGTTTAATGAAGCGGAAGTGGTAGAACTGGTTGTTTACAAAGTAAACCTATAAGGATACAATTTAATAATGAGTACCCCAGAGAAAAAAGTTAAAGACCAAGTAGTAAAAATGCTTAAGGCATACAGCGCCTATTACTTCTTCCCCGCTACTTTTGGTATGGGTAGATCAGGCGTACCAGATGTAGTCTGCTGCTACAGAGGTAAGTTCTTTGGCATTGAATGTAAGGCTGGTAGTAATACAACTACCGCACTACAAGACAGGGAACTAAAAGCTATAACAGATGCAGGAGGTATAGCGTTAATAATAAATGAGCACAACCTACAAACACTAGAGGAAGCACTAAATGACTGACACTGGATACGAAATGGTAATGCACCGTATGGACACACACCCCGAGGACTTCGCAGTTGGGGTATCTACAGCCCGTTCGCGTGGGCTAGTTGGGGCCATAGATGGGGGTACACACTGGCACGGTTTTGCACGAATACTGCTTACGCCCGACAAGAGTAAGGGTTTCATAACCGAGAACCAGCGCAGTAAGTTAGAGGCGGCTTACAATAAAATACAGCGCGAAGCGTTTGATGTAGAAGTAATGAAGCACTTACTGGGGGCAGAGGATACCCAAGCAGAGGATACCCAAGCAGAGGATACCCAAGCAGAGGATACCCAAGCAGTGGCTTGCACTAATAGCTACGACCAGACACCCCTAGAACCACCACCATACCTTCTAACCCCACGCGAACGGGCTGTAAAGCTGGAAGAGATGCGTGATATGCAAGACGTACTCAGAGCCGATAGCCGCGCACAGCAGCGTTACAGAAAAGCCATTAATGAGCTACGGGAGAGTAGGTAGCATGGACATACTCACGATAGACTTTGAAACCTACTACGCAAAAGACTACGGCCTAAGAAAGTTTACCCTAGAAGAATACATACGCGCCGATAAGTTTGAGGTCATTGGTGTTGCGGTTAAAACTTCTAGGGCCAACTATCATGGTGAGACTGTGTGGTGTACCGGCCCTAAGCAAAAGGTGCAAGCCTTTCTGGATGGCTTTGATTGGGAGAACAGTGTAGCTGTTGCACACAATGCGATGTTCGACATGGCTATACTTAATTGGCACTTCGACATCCGCCCTAAGAAAATTGTAGATACGCTGTCTATGGCGCGAGCTATTCACACTATAGAAGTTGGTGGTAGCCTATCCGCGCTGGCTACTTACTACAACCTAGGCAAGAAAGGCACAGAGGTTAACGATGCCCTTGGTAAGCGTAGGCTAGACTTCACGGAAGAAGAGATGCACGCCTATGGTGGTTACTGCGTACAAGATGCGGATTTGACTTATAAGCTGTTCCAAGTGCTCATCAAGAGAACACCCATCTTTGAGCTGGACTTGATTGACCTAACCATGCGTATGTTTACCGAACCGGCATTGGTGCTTGATAAGGAGATACTAGAGGAGCACTTGGCTACCCTAGTTGAAGATAAAGCAGCACTCATGGCGAGGGTGACTCACGACCGGAAACAACTAACAAGCAACCCGCAGTTTGCTGCCTTACTAGAAAGCTATGGTGTAGTACCGCCGACCAAGATAAGCCTTACTACAGGGAAGGAAGCGTTTGCGTTTGCTAAGACAGATGAAGCGTTCAAGAAGTTAGCCGAGCATGAGAACCCTGAAGTCCAAGCATTGGTCGCTGCAAGGTTAGGGGTCAAGTCAACCCTAGAAGAAACACGGACTGCACGTTTTATAGGTATTGCAAGCCGAGGACAACTGCCCGTTCCACTAAAATACTACGCGGCACATACGGGTAGGTGGGGCGGGTTCGACAAGATAAATATGCAGAATCTAACACGCGGCTCTAAGCTAAAATATGCAATATGTGCTCCCGAGGGCTTCTCATTTATTGACTGTGATTTGTCTCAGATCGAGGCAAGGATGCTTGCATGGTTAGCAGGGGAGGACAGCCTAGTAGAAGCGTTTGCCCGTGGTGATGATGTGTACAAGATTATGGCCGCAAGTATATATGGTAAGGATGTAGCTGACATAACCAAGGGCGAGCGGTTTGTAGGCAAGCAGACTATACTAGGTTGTATTTCCGAGGGAACTCCAGTACTCTGTGATTCAGGATGGAAGCCGATTGAACAGGTTTCTGTAGAAGATAAACTTTGGGATGGGGAGAATTGGATATGCCACCAAGGATTAGTGGAGAAAGGCTTAAAAGAAACCGTGAACATTTGCGGGAGTTGGTTGACACCAGATCATCGAGTGTTGTGCGGGACCAAGTGGAAGGAGACCGCATCAGTGGTGCAAGACGTAAATATCCGGTCCCTAGCATTGGACACCGGAGCGGCAAACTTACCGTCACGGGCTACATCAAGGGCACGCGGGGTGGGTTTAACGCCCTCATTGTTAGTTGCGGCTGTGGCGGTGGGGAACACACTATTGATACCCATAACTTCAAAAACTTCAGTAGTACGCGGTGTGATTTATGTGCTAAAAAAAGTGCCAACCGCACTCGTAAACTTTATTGGGGGTATGCAGAGGTCTTACCAGACAACGAGCACCGCGAACGCCTACTCAACAGGCTATCATCCGCTATCGGAAGGTGCCATACCATCAGCAACAAGCAGTATAAAAGTTATGGGGGGCGGGGCATACAAGTATACGCAGGGTGGAGAGAGAACCGGAGTGAGTTCCTTAGCTACGTACAAACGCTTGACGGGTGGGATGTACCCGCTCTTGAGATGGATAGGATTGATAATGACAAGGGGTACGAGCCCAACAACATGCGGTTCACCACTAGGAGTGAAAACATGTCTAACCGGCGCAGCGTCATCAAACTTACCGCGACTATTGCAGACCTTCGATCTCGCCTACGCAGGGCCGAACAATCGCTTCACAATAGGGACGGATGAGGGGCCATTAATAGTGCACAACTGTGGGTACGGCATGGGCCCGGATCGCTTCCAAGCACAGTTAGCGCAATTTAATGTTAAGTTACCCATAGAAGAATGCGAACGAATTATAAAAGTATACCGAGCAACCTACACTGCGATTACAAAGCTATGGAAAGAAGCAGGCAATGCACTCAAGGCTATGCAGCTAGATAAGGTGGTTAGTCTTGGATGCAACGGCGCTCTGCTGGCAGATGGTGAAGACGGTATACTGTTACCCAATGGCCTTTATGTAAGTTACCCAAACCTGCGGGTGGAAGTAGACGAGGAGGGGGAATCAGAAACCCTATACGATACCCTCAAGGGTCGCACCTTAGTGCCAACTAGGATATACGGTGGTAAGGTTATAGAGAATGTATGCCAAGCACTTTCCCGGATTGTCATTGGCGAGCAGTTGCTTGCAGTCTCTAAGGAATATAAAGTTGTTATGACTGTTCACGATGCGATAGGAGCACTTGCCCCAACAGTAGATGTTGTTAAAGCAATGCAGCGCGTCGAAGAACTTATGAAGATTAGACCGGCTTGGGCCCCTGATCTACCGCTTGATTGTGAAGGCGGGTACGGGGAGTCCTACGGTAGCTGTTAGTAGAAGTGGACTGCTGTAGTAAATAGGCAGTCCCTGTCCCAGCGGGCGGTGGGCAGATCATGGAAAACACCCGCAGTATAGAAAGGCCAAACCCTAGGACTCTTAGGCTTTGTCCATACCGTGTAAGCACGCTACGCTAGTCGTACAAGCAGGAAGCAAAGGCTCTGAATTGGGGGAGTTAATGATTACTGTGAGTACGCACCCCACCTAACACAAACTAAGGATAATTTTTATGGATGACCGAGAACATAACAGCATTAAAAGATTAGAAAGTAGACTGATCGAAGTTATTAGTGACGAGTTAAATAACAATAAAGATATTGCCGAGGGTAAGCGGGTTGCAGTTGCTTTAACGACTCTTGGTATACTCGTTGTTAAGTTAGCGTTTAGGACAGGCGTGGATAAAAACATGCTTTTGGCTATCATATCTGAGACTTGGGACTTATTAGGTGAAGATGATGATGATGATGATGATGATGAACTTCACGAAGACAGCGGGGATGATGGCGATGCTTACGATACAGGGCAAAGACCCACAGTACATTAAGTTAGATGAGTACTTAGACACCCTAGAATGGTCTAGGGTGGACCCCTTCGATATTGAGGAGGAAAGGCAACAGCGGTTGGCCGACAGCGGGGGGATGGACGATGAAATATAGAAAGAAGCCAGTAGTAATTGACGCTATGCAGTTTACTGAAGAAAGCAAAGATCAATGTTTAAATTTTGTCAGGTGCATCGCTACGACTGACTTTGATGCTAAAGGGTCTCCTTTGCTTAGAATACACACCCTTGAAGGAGACATGACGGCTAGGCTGGGAGATTGGATAATTAAAGGCGTTAGCGGCGAGTTCTACCCCTGCAAACCAGACATTTTTGACAAAACATACGAGGCTGTAACATGAGAGAAATCAAGTTTAGAGCTTGGGACGCGGACTCAAAGCCGCCAAGGATGATTGAAGGTAATCATATACAGCACCTTTCAATTGTCTATATAGAAAGGGCTTCAATGCCTTTAATGCAATACACCGGACTCAAGGACAAGAACGGCGTTGAGGTTTACGAGGGGGATATTTTTAAGTCTGAGAACCATAACCCACTAAACTTTCAGGTTGAGTTTGTCGAAGGCGCTTGGTGCGCGACATCGCCATATGTTAAAGACTATCCGACAGAGATGTATCACTTTTCGCTGGAGTCAATTGAGGTAATCAGCAACATCCACGAGAACCCTGAATTGCTGGAGGTAGAGAGCGATGATTAATATTATTTTGAAGGGAGAAGGGCCTAATGTCGAGTTTGTTGAAATAGAAGACGACTCAGGTAAATCAATAAATGTAGGCACTAGAGAGAAGTACGGCGAGTTTACGAAGCTAAAAATAGATATGGAATCTGCTGGAGCAAGCAGCAACTGGGATAAAATCTTTAACAAAACTAAGGGGAACACAGATGATTTACGCAACGATACCAAAAGTGGCAAAGAAACCGATGACCGCGGAGCAACTGGACGAGCTAAGAAATCAAGCTATGTTGGAGGATTGGAGGAGAAGTGACGCAGAGGCTAACGCACTCAGCAGACAGACAGGGGGGACGCACTATAAAAATATGGCTATCCAACCGGCGGAGTACGCCGAGAAGAATGGCTTAAGTTTACTAGAGGGTAACGTAGTTAAATACATCTCTCGATGGAAGAACAAGGGCAACCCGTTAGAAGACTTAGGGAAAGCCAAACACTGTATTGACCTGTTAATTGAAATACACGGAGTTAAATAATGAAGCCCACAAAAGAATTTCTTAAAGACGCTGAAAGAGAGGCCCTTGCTGAGGACATAAAAACTTACCTCAACACTGGTGGTATTATAAGTCAGCACGCTCACGGGGAGTCTACTTATGTAGGTAAGAAGGCCACTATATATGAGAAGAAACTCCACCATGACCCTAGCACTAAGGGGTAATAGAATGCCGACTGATAACTGGAGAAGACTTACGGAGCTGCACGATGAAGTACTTTGCCTTGCCCATAAAGAACTCAATACGCTTAATATGCGTGTTTCGGAAGTGAGTAGGGAAAACAGGCAGTTACAACACAAAGTTTCCGTTTTGACTGCCATAGCGGTAATTAGCATGTTTGCCCTTGCGGCGTGCATGTGGCAACTAACCACCTAGGAGATTAACTATGCCCACTGCATGGTCTTACAGTAGCTTAAGTACATTTAAACAGTGCCCAAAGAAGTACTATCACCTTAAGGTGGCTAAAGACGTTAAAGATAAAGGCAGCCTAGCAATGAGCTATGGTAACGAGCTGCACAAAGCTGCGGAGCTACACATAAAGAATGGGGAAGAGATACCTAAGAAGTTTGACTTCATAACTAAGATGTTAACCTCCCTTAAAAACATACCCGGCGAGAAGCATTGTGAGCTTAAGTATGGCCTTACCTACGATGGCACAGACCTAGGCCCATGCAAGTTCTTTGATAAAGATGTTTGGTGGCGGGGCATAGCCGACCTAGTTATTGTAGACGGGGAGAAGGCATACCTCATAGATTACAAGACGGGAAAGAATGCGAAGTACGCGGATACTGCCCAGCTAGATGCCTTAGCCGCAGCCACGTTCACCCACTTCCCTGAAGTGAACACAATTAAGTCAGCACTAATTTATGTAGTAAGCAACGAGTTCATTCGCAAGGAGCATAGTCGAGAGTTACTTAACTCTTATTTTGCTGGGTTCCACCCCGACCTTGAACGCCTTAGAGTTGCTGAAGAATCAGGAGTATGGAATGCGGTATCCACTCCCTTATGTGGTTGGTGCCCAGTAACTAAATGTGAACACCATAAGGAACGATAAGGATGAAAGAACATTGGCAAATATATAAAAGTCTGGCAAAAGATTTACGCAAAAGAGCTACATTGGGGCATGTAGAAGTCCCTAGGCAACAAAGATTTTTAGAGATGGCTGAGTTTATAGAAACCAACCCGAAGTTTTATGTGCCGGATATGACGTTTACCGCATGGAAGGAAGTACAGGAACTCGGCGAGCATAACGGTAACTTTGTCCGGCTCCCTTACCCTAAAACAGTCGTACTTATGGATACAATTACAAAGCATGATTCTTTTACGGCTGGGTCAATCGCAGACTTCGCTAGGGAACATAACCCTGATGAAGCCGTTGTAAACTATGCTGAGGAACTTGATAGGATAAACGAAAAAGTTTTCCATATACCCACGGTAGTGTTAGCTGAACAATGCGAGGACAGTAATGATATCGCACTCACGGCTGGGGTTTGGAATGTTAAAAACCAAGAATGGTGCCCTTTCGCGGGTAAAGTGTTAATGGTCCCTAAGGAATATGGGTACACATTAATGATTGCAGATAATGACCTTGCAACGACTATACATATTGCAAACCTTAGGAGCTTTTTTAGAGGCGGCGCAGAAGAGGTAGCTAGAAAGCAATACAGTTGTTGCGTTATTTCGTTGATGTTCCTACATGTATTGCTTTCCTTGGAGAATGTAAAAGTAAATAAAAGAGCCAGCCCAAAATTATCTATAGTAGGCACGCGGGGCCAAAAGAAAAAAAGTAGGACACACAAATCTTTTGACTACCATGTGCTGTCAATAAATGGGGAGACTTGGGATAGCCCATACGAAAGTAATAACGATGGAGAGGGGGGTGTAAGAAGCCATTTACGGAGAGGGCATATCCGTAGACTCAGTAGCAGCAAAACAACGTGGGTAAGAGCCGCTTACATTAGGGGTAGCAAAGAAGGATTTGCTAAAAAAGACTATGACATATTAGGAGCCAAAGCATGAATAAACCAAGAGATTACAAAGCAGAGTATGCCAAGTACCAAGGCACTACTGAACAAAAGAAAAACCGCGCTAAACGGAATGCCGCCCGTACCAAACTGACGGCCGAGGGTAAGGTATCCAAGGGGGATGGGAAGCATGTCAACCACAAGACTCCCCTATCACAAGGTGGGGGTAATGACCGCAGCAACCTGTCGGTTAAGACTGAAGCGGAAAACTCTTCCTATGCACGCACCAGTAGCGGAGCAATGAAGAAAGGTAAGAAGAAAGGTAAGAAAACTGTATGAGAATAGTTAAGGATAGGGCTATGGTCTTAACTACGACCCAACCGCATCTAATTACGGAGCGGTTGAAGAAGCATAAAATTATCTCTGAGGTAGACGGGGTTTACACCGTGGCCCTACCTTGGAATATGCTAGAGGCACAGGTACTTACTACTTTAAAACATGATGCCCCTTCCCCCATAACACGGGACTATACGTGGACAGGTCGGTTTACCCCCTTCGCCCACCAGAAAGAAACGTCTGCTTTCCTTACGCTACATAAAAAAGCCTTTTGCTTTAACGAGCAGGGCACAGGTAAGACAGCCTCAGTTATATGGGCAGCGGATTACCTAATGAAAATAGGCCAGATAAAAAGAGTGTTAGTTATTTGCCCGTTATCCATTATGAAATCAGCTTGGCAGGAAGACCTTTTTAAGTTCGCTATGCACCGCAGTTGTTCAGTGGCGCATGGAGCCGCACCCCAACGCAGGAAGATAATTGCTGCGGGTTCTGAGTTCGTTATCATAAACTTTGACGGAGTTGCGGTTGTTAAAGAGGAGATACTTAACGGGGGTTTTGACATGATTGTTGTGGATGAGGCTAGTGCTTACAAGAACGCTCAGACCGACCGGTGGAAAATACTCAGGGATTTGTGCATAGGTATCCCTTGGCTTTGGATGCTTACTGGTACGCCAGCGGCACAGTCCCCTGTTGATGCGTTTGGTCTAGCTAGGTTAGTTAGCCCTGATAACGTTCCGAGATACTTTGGGCAGTTTAGGGATAAGGTTCTCTATAGAGTTACGCAGTTTAAGTGGGCCCCGAAACCTGAAGCCGACAAAGTAGTACACAACGCGCTACAACCCGCTATTCGTTTTGAGAAAGATCAGTGCTTAGACTTACCTCCGGTTACTTCAGTAGAAAGATATGCAGCACTAACGCCCCAACAGTTTAAGTACTACACGTTACTCAAAAAGCAGATGACAATGGAGGCGGGGGGAGAGCAGGTTACTTCAGTAAACGCAGCGACTAATATAAATAAACTACTCCAGATATCAGGAGGTGCGGTCTACACGGACACTAAAGAGGTTATAGAATTCGACGTTAGCAATAGGCTGCAAGTCGTGTTGGAAGTGATAAAAGAATCCTCACATAAGGTGCTAGTATTTGTGCCCTTTACGCATACGATAAACTTGTTGCAAGACTTCCTGACCAAGAAGAAAGTGACCTGCGATGTTATATCGGGCAAGGTAACGGTGAACCGGCGGCACCAGATAATTAAAGACTTCCAAGACAAAGATACTACGCAGGTGCTTATTATCCAGCCACAAGCAGCCTCGCATGGACTTACTCTAACGGCGGCCAACACCATTATCTGGTACGCTCCAGTTACTAGCGTAGAGACTTACCTGCAAGCTAACGCTCGGATAGATAGACCCGGCCAGCATAACCCTATGACTATTGTGCATATCACAGGGAGTGAAGTTGAAGGCCGACTGTATAATATGCTTCGCGCTAACATCAGTAACCACAGCAAAATAATTGATTTATACAGACAGGAGTTAGACGCTTGACAATGTAAAATTAGGTGTTAAACTCTTCCCCCCACTAAGGAGTAAAATATGAAAACAGCCGCCCAGCTTACCGCTATATTCATTAAGATGCGTGAGGCTATTAAAGTTAAAGAAGACGAGATTAAGGACATAAAATCGCAGCAAGAAGTAATTACCGAAAACCTCTTAGCCCTATGTGATGAGCAAGGGTTAGACAGTGTTAAGTCAAACACAGGTACGGTGACAAGAAGAGTACAGGCAAACTATTGGACTAGTGATTGGGAGCAGATGCACCACTTTATCAAAGAGCATGATGCCCTACACCTACTAGAGAAGAGAATTTCTAATAACAGCATGAAAGAGTTTTTAGAAGAGCACCCTGACCTGTCCCCCGCGGGACTTCAGATCAACAGAAAGTTTGTTATCTCAGTACGCAAGCCCACGAAGGCATGATGAAGTTACAGTCTCAGGATGGGTTCTTTATCCGCCCTGACACTAAAGAAACTCTGCCCTCTATAGAAGTAGTAATAACAGATAGAGGGGCATTAGCTAGGAATTACTACAAGAGCCAGCAGCAAGTGTGTTGGTCATCAGATGGAAAGTTTCCTAGTTCAGCAGTCGCAGAGCCACAAGCAGCCCGTTGTTTAGACTGCTCGCAAAGCGTTAGAAGGGGTGGGTACAGTAGTGGCGCACCCTGCAAGTTTTTTAACGTAGTTACATTAGCAATACCGGAAGCCAATATAATCTGTAGCTTAAGACTAAGTGGACAGAGCTTATTTTCTAAGAAGGTTAACCAGTACAGCTTACGCAGCTACGTGGAACACTTGGCCCAGCACAAAGAAGAAGTAGAACATGTCTTAACAGAGATTTACTTTGGAGAGACTAATGGATACAACAGTGTTTATTTTAAACCAGTTCGACCTTTAGCCGAGGAAGAACTAGCAAAAGTGGAAAGGCTAATTAAAGCTGCATCCCCTTCAACCAATCCTTTTGAACAGGATACCGAGGAACTATTTATGGCTAACCAAACTCACATAATCAAGAACGTAGAAGCCCGATACCCACGACTAGACCGGCCTTACCGGTTTGATAACACCGCGGGAAAGAACGGCAAAAGCGTTCCATGTGATGCACTAGAAGACGGCGCGAAGTATGAGCTGGACTTCTTGATGACACAGACCCAAGCCAAAGAGCTCTATAGCATTATGCAAGAGGTTTACACGAACGCCGCTAAGCGTGATAAGTCTTGGCCTACTACGTTAGAGATGCCATTTAAGAAACAAGAGGATGGCACTTTTTTGGCCAAGGCAGTTTTGAAAGCAGCATACAGTGGGACGGCGACCGACTCCCCTGCTCAGTTCGATGCCCAGAACGAGCGCCTTGGGGAGGACTTCATGCTTACTACAGGCAGCACAGTAAATGCAGCCCTAGAGATGATTCCTTATAAGATGGCGGCTACAGGGGTATCGCTACGCTTACGCGGTGTGCAAGTTACGAAATACCTACCGTACAAACCTGCTTCACCGTTTGACCAAGAGGAAGGTGGCTTCACTGCTGACACGGCAAAGAGTTTTTTTGCCAAACCTGACGAGGTTGACGAGGTTGACGAGCCAGATGAAATCCCAGTAGCTAAGAAAGAAGCTGTCTCAGATGCCGAGCTAGATGCAGACCCATTTGCAGATTCCCCAGCACCTACGAAAGCCGCGGCAAAAGCGCCAGTCAAGCGTACAAAGAAAGCCGCAGAACCCACTCCGGCCGACGATGCGGAGATTGCATCAATCATTGATATCTGGGGTAGTGAGGGAGACTAATGAGCTACGGGTATACAACACGACTCGTTAGGCTCAATAAGGAAGCCGATAAAACCAATCTCGGGGTGAAGCTAGGCCGTCTGTGCATTCGTAAAGAAGTGCCGGTGGTTCAAGTTTCCCTTGAGCTGGGGGTAAGCCGGATGGCGGTGTACAATTGGTTTTCTGGGTCTAGCGAACCTTCCGATAGAATGACCGGTGCCATAACTAAACTGATAGCGGAGTACCGCCAACGATGAACGCTTTTAGCCTCATAGATTATGTAGTGCCCTCGGGTGGCTTCTACTGTGTGGTTGGTATGGACGAGGGTGGCCCACTAGATACTAGGCTTACCCAAGATAGGGCAGAGGTAGATAGAATAGTTGAACAGTTTGTACAGCAAAACAAACATGTCTACTTCGCCCTCTCTAAGTTTAAGACAGATCAGAACAGAACTGCTGATAACGCTGAAGCACTCCAAGCCGTCTGGGTAGATATAGACTGTGGGGAAGCCAAGGCAAATGAGATAGAAGAGTCTACAGGGTTACCCAAAGGGTATGTAGATAAAGCTACAGCTAGTATGGCCTTAAAAAAGTTTTGCGATACTGTAGGTTTACCTGTCCCTGCAATAATAGACTCTGGTAATGGGCTACATGCCTATTGGGCGTTAACCGAAGAAGTCCCTAGGGACAGGTGGTCGCCCATAGCTGACCGATTGAAGCAGGTTTGCGTTACCCAGAAGTTCTGTGCTGACCCCCGCGTTTTTGATGTTTCGCGTATATTGAGAGTGCCGGGAAGTTTTAACCAGAAGTCTCAACCCGCAAGAGAAGTAAAAGTATTACGCCCAAGCACTACCCGAGTAACACCAGATGCCCTACGAGAAATATTGGGGGTCGCCTCAGACGCAGTGGATGCTGTTAAGCCTAAGCGCGAACTGTCTGTACTCCAGAAGTTACTCGACCAGAACACGGACAATAGTTTTAAACGGATACTAGTTAAGAAGGATTCATGTCTACAGCTACGTGATTGTTTGCTTAACAGAGCTACGTTGTCCGAGCCCCGTTGGTTCAATGCCCTATCTATAGCAAAGTTTTGTGAGGATGGGGATGTAGCAATACATAGACTTTCAGAGGGCCACCCAGACTATAACCACAATGCAGTGGAGCGGAAAATTGTAGGCATTAAGGGACCGCATTCTTGCCTAGAGTTCGAGAAAAATAACCAAGGGGGTTGCGAAGGTTGCCCCCACAAGGGAAAGATTACTAGTCCTATAAGTTTAGGTAAGGTTCTTGCGCCCGCCAAGGCCGTTAAGGCTAACAAGTACCCTAGTGGGTACACCCTAGGAGAGAAAGGTGGTGTTTACTACACAGGAGGGGAAGATGTTGAGCTTGTGTATCGCTACGACTTTTACCTAGACCAAGTTATGGTTGATCCAGAAGACGGTGATGTTGGTGTATTCAAGGTGCATACTGCACACAATGGGGTACGAGAGTTCACAATTAAGTTTGACTGCCTAGGGCAAAAAGAGCTCCAGCAGAGGTTAGCTAAGTACGGCATCATAGGGCACAGAGCACAGCACAAACTGCTTACTGACTATGTAATAAATGCACTTTTAGAATCACAGGACATGAACAGGGCAAAACTTATGAGAGTACAACTAGGATGGGCCGACAATGACAGCAAGTTTATTGTCGGAGAACGCGAGATAACTGTGGACGGTTGCTACCATTCACCGGCTTCAAGCATAACTGAGTCATACGCTCCGCACTTCGCACCGAAAGGTTCATACGCTAAGTGGCAGGAGGTGTTTAACATCTACAACAGGCCGGGACTAGAGGTGCAAGCCTTCGCGGCATTGAGTGGTTTCGGGGCCCCCTTACTCAAACTAACAGGGCAGAAGGGTGCGTTGATTAACCTAGTGCATAAACATGCAGGTACTGGAAAGACTACAGTGCTGCGTATGGCAAACAGTATATGTGGTGACCCTGAGAATCTACTAGGCACCCCAGACGACACAATGGTTGGTAGGATAAACAAGCTGGGCGTTTTTAACAGCATAGTAAACACTATGGACGAGCTCACTAACATGGAAGACAAGGAGGTGGGTAGGTTTGCCTACGCTTGTTCACAGGGTAAGGGTAAGGAGAGAGGGCAGGCGGCTATTAATGCCAACCGTAAAAACCTGACCACTTGGAGAACCATAACGCTAACTACTTCTAACTCTTCGTTCTACCAGAAGCTACAGCACCTAAAGGGGATTCCAGACGGGGAGCTAATGCGTATCATCGAGTTCGTTATCGAGTACCAAGACGTTAGCATTGTCAGCACAGCAGAAGGCAAGGAGATGTTTGACCACCAGTTAAATGCGAACTACGGACACGCTATTGTGCCATTCATGCAGCATGTTATAGCCAACATAGACGCTGTTAGAGAGCGCATTAAATCCGTACAAAGCAAGATAGACTCCGAGCTCAACCTTACTCAGCGGGAAAGAAACTGGTCTGCCATTATTGCGGCGAACATTACTGCGGGTATGATTGCTACTGAGCTGGGGATTATTAACTTTGATATGCGGCGTATATATAAGAATACTGCGCCTATACTTAGCAGTATGCGTGATGACACCGTGGCTCCGATTGATTCAAACGCAGGCAACATTGGGGAGTTTATAAACCGCAACTTGATACACACCTTGGTAGTAGAAAGTGGCAACGATAGGCGTTCGGGTAGAGTTAAAGCACCTCAGCTAGAACCCCGAGGAAGTTTATATATTCGGATTGAGCCTGATACAAACAGGATGTACGTGTCGGTAAGCAGACTGCGTGATGACTTTGATAAAAACGGGATTGATTATAAGTCCTTTGTTAAGGAGCTAACCGCAGCGGGTATGATATTGGAGACTAAAAACTTTCACCTAGGTAAGGGTTTTGTGGGGGCTAGTACAGCCACTAGGTCCATAGTATTTGACACAGCCCACCCAGAGTTTGGTGGTCGGTTGGATGCAAAGGTTTTTGTCCCTTTAGCGGAAGAGCTGCATGAAAGTGGAGAATCTGACCTACCAGATTAACTGGAAAGCGTTTAAGGCAGGGGCCTCTTTCTTTATCCCTTGCCTTAAGCCCCCGCAAGCCCGAGCAATTATCCTAACTGAAACTAGTAGACACAAATATAAAGTGGTTACTAAAATAGTTATAGAAGATGGGGTGCGGGGCATCCGTGTATGGAGAGTCTAGTCGCCATCAAAGAATCTCTCGTTTAATTCAGGGGTAAGAGCATCGTTAAACTTAAGCCCCTTAATTAATTTCTGTTCGTAAGACTGCCTAGATTTAAACGAGCTCGACAAAGTGTTTGACTTAACCAGCGCCGGATATCTTTGGGCAAACTTCATCAACTCCATAGCCGCTTCATTGGCCAGTTCTAAGTCCCCAGTAGTTGCCCCTATGTAGTACCTCTTTAATATTTTTTGCTTGCGAGCTAACACTTTAGATTCATAGTTAGCCGCGTCACCTCTCTTCTCGTAGGTATTAGACAAATCAGCCGGTGAAAAACCAAAGGCTTGCATGAATAGGTTGTAGCCGTTTATGTCTGTATCTATTGGTGCGCCGTCCATAGTACGGGCCCCCTCGAAGTAGTACCTCCCTGCCTTAAGTACATTACGCGCTGCACTGGGTAGTATAGTTTCCATAAAGCGGGAGTACTCCCCGGCTTCTAACAGCTTACCCGCCCCCCGTTCAACCCCAAGGGCATAACTGCCTACTGGGCCCATAGCCTGCATAATAGCGGTCAGCACATAGCCGTTTTGCTCAATACTGTACGGGTCTTCTCTAAATAATAATCCGTTTGCGATACCAGTACGGTTAGAAATTTCTAAGTTGGTAGCTGCGTTGACTGGACCCTTAAAGGCGAAGTCCCCCACAAACTCACGAGTCCATGTCCTAGCGTTAAAAGGCTCCTCTTCATCGTCCGGTATAAGAGCTGCAATTATGTTAGCGAAGGTAGCCGCAGCACCAAAGAAAGGTAAGCCGTTAACTCCTGCTACTGTAGCACTCATAGCGTAGATGCCTATTATCTCAGACCTTGCCTTACGTTTAGTTTCAGGGTCTGCACCTTTGACCGCACCGTTAGCCGCAAAAGCAGTTTGGACGGCGCTGTTCCATATCCAAGATTTAAAGGTAAACATAACTCGACCAATAGAGCCCTGTGCCAGCCGTGGTCCCTCAGCAGCCATACCCGTGGTATGAACATCCATAACAACTTGTCTAGCGTAAACCGAGGCTTCTTTTTTTGTCTTGCCCGAAGCTAGTGCTAGTTCATAGGCTGTTATAGCAACAGTAGCCCTGCTGTATTTTTCTGCTGCGGTAAACGGGTAAGACAGTATGTCCAAAAACTTGGACCCCACAGAATCAAACTCGTCAACTGAAGCGTTAGCACCGTCTTGTAGTTCCTTCTGTAGCGTATGCTCCCTTTGCCCAAACTCATCTAGAGTCTCTACTAGGGTTTTGTATCTCTCATCAAACTGCCAACCTTTATCCCCACGCCTACTTGCTACTTTCATGGCCTTTAGCATTTGGGTATTAGCACTTCCAAAGGTAAAATCTGCCGCAAGTTTTGGTAAGCCCAGCATTATTATGGCGCTTAGGTTAACCACCGCCGCAGACACACTACCCAGTAAGTACAAGTTATACGCCGCAGTTGTTAAGAACCCAGTCATAGCTGGATAGCTAGGGCTTCGTATAAACCCACTACGTTTCCCTATCTCGTTAGCAACGGCTTGGATATCCCCATTATCTAAGTTTGTTCTTTTGGCACCCAACTCGGCAATGCCCGCAAGTGCCTCTTCAACCGCTGGAGCATGTGCTAGGTTAGCTAGTTTGCTGTTAAACCGGAGTGCAGTTTCCGAGTAGCCTTGCAGTAGGTCGTAGCTCTCTCCACCAAGTTCATCCGCTTTGCGTGTACGTTGCATGAAAGAAGAATCAGGGTACATAGACAGCATGACTTGGTAAATTTGATCCCTTTGATTTTGGGTTTCCACTTGATTCATTAACTTAGCTATGAAACTTCCAGAGGGCATTCCCTTAGGGTCAAAAGTAACTTCCTCCATCCTGTCTGTAAAAGTCTCGGAATCCTTTTTTATAACGGCTTGGTTATCCCTTATAAAATCCTTTCTCTTCGCGTTGGAAACAAACCCAACTTGCATTATTTGGTTGGTATTAATGTCTTCGTACCTTATGAAGTATTCCCCGGGATGGCGGAAAGGCACATACCCAATAATGGGATTGTCCCTAGTAAACTGGGCCATCAATATATCTTTTTGTGTGCCCGCTTTTACTCCCTCAAAGGTAAACTTAAGTAGCTTGTTGTAGGAGTCTTTGTACTCCATAACTATTTCTTTATACATACCCTGCAAGTCGCCGTTCTTATCTAGGTTCCTTAACCGGTTAGAAAGTGCGGTAAACTGAGCCTGCTTCGCAGGGGATAACGTGCTAGGGTCAAACTCTTTGTGTATGCCTACTAGGTCAAACCGTAGTCTACGGGCTTCCGAGGCAATTTTCCCCAGCTCTAATAACTTATTAGGGTGAGCCTTAGCTATCTTTTTAAACCTACGGTAGTTTTTTTGAATGCGCTGAAGCCCAATCTGTGTTTGCCCCTGCCTGAGAAGTATGGCATCTCGTAGGGCTACAAGCTGGGGAACTTTCTTACTATACAACCGGATAAGATCGTTAAGGCGAAGCCCAGCAAACACCTTACTGAGTAGAGACTTAGCTCCCGCATCATTAGTAAGGTTAGAGATAGTGTTGCGTAGGTCTTCCTTCTTTTTGCCAACTAACGTAGAGCCCATAGTCAGTAACTCGCCCATAGCGGAGTTACCCATAGCGGGAGTGCCGCTAAACAACTTAGTTTCCAAGGAGGGTTCTACGTCTTGGGATATATCTAGCACGTTCTCTACTAGCCGAACGGCCTCAGTGTATGCAGTTTGATCCTTACGAAACCCAAAGAACCTAGCAATAATATCCGCTATGTAGGCAAAGTAACTCTGATTCCCCTTAGGGGGTTTCATCCCTTTAAGCAAAGCAACTAGCTGCTGGTTAGCCGCCAGCTCTGCCGCAAACTCTTGCATACTTTCCCCAGCATAGAGTCCAGATAGAGAACCCTGTATGTCTGAGAAAAAGGCAAAGAGTTCTTTAGTAACCGCTAAGTTTGGGTTGTTCAAAGCCTGTGCTAACGAAGCGTGCATTGCCTCGTGCATGAACGTGCCTTCGGTTAACCCGTTCTCGGGGTTAAGTCCTATAGTGTTTGTGCTTGGGTTGTAGTACCCGCTAGTTCCTGTTTCAGTAGGAGCAACCTCTATCGTAGGGGTTAAGTTCTGGCTACGTATCTTACGCATCAGCCGTTGAGCAGGGCCTTTCAAAGTAGGAATTAGAGCATCTAAAACAGCGTTAAAACTAGCGCCCTGTAACATTAGTTCCGTTATCTTGGCACTAAGCGGGTTGCCCTTAAACGCGGGGGCCTTGTTAGGTAAGAGGGCTTCCGAAATATATCTTGGGTCAACATTGGAGTCGGCATCTTCAGCAGCCTTCTTAGTCTTAGATTGTTCATCTGCGACTGGCTCTTGTGTAGCATTTCTTTCCTGTGTTCCGTTTTCGGTTTCATTATTGGGTTGCGATGTGGTCCGCGCATTGGGCTCCTGTGAAACGGTTGGATCGACTACTACTTCCCCAGCCGGAGCTGATTCCTTCCCCTCTAACTTACGTGCAAGGGTATCGTACTTAGTGGATAAGTCTTTGCTGTTAGATTTTTCTGCGGCTGCGTACAACCCAGCAACTATTCCCTGCCGTTGTTCAGGTACAGCTAAGTCTTTCCCTGCGAAGATAGCCTTCGTAGGGGCATTAGCGTTTAGCCCTTGGTCGTTTATAAATTTGTTAAGAGCTCGGCCTACTAGGGGGCCTCTAGTTTGCTCCCCGGGCACACCATCAAAAATATCACCCTGCCGTGTATCTGGGGCTTGGTCTACTAGTGTCTGGTACTCCGCTTCTATTTCAGTGTCGGCGTTGGACGGTGGGCTAGACTCAAAGTCTTCATATCGAGCACTCACAGTCTCAACCGCTTGCAGGCGCATAAGGGCATCTCGTTCCCTAGCATTAGCCGCGGTAACTTCTGGGTTCTCCACAACAGGGGCAAAGTCTAACCCTTCTTGGGTGTCTCTCCCGGTTGATCTAGCTTTTAGCGCAGCGTCCGCTGTTTTTCTAGCTGCAACTGCCTCTCGTTTAGCTTCGGCCACAGCTTTTTTGGCTGCGGATACCCGGCTCTTATCTTCGGCGTAGGCCCCTCGTTCTGCTTTATTTACTGCAACAGTGGCTGCTTTTGCCTCAGTTTCTGCTTGTTTTATATCCGCCTTTCCCTGTGCGGCCACTGTAGCCTTTACTCCCGGCAGGTTTGACTGACTACCGCCGAGTTTCTGGTATCTGGTGCGGCTAACTATTTCAAAAACTTCCCGTTCCTCTGGGTTAAGGTCTGCACGCCGCTTGTTAGCATCAAAGGGGATATCTCTAAGCCTAGCGTACTCAGCAGCGTCGGACAGTAAAACCCGCTCGCTGAGGTCTTGCTGCACTGTCTCTACTAGCTGCTTCTGTTCGGCGGTCAAGGACTCAACTGTGCCCTCACTGGGTATGCTTTCGTAAAAGGTGTTGCCTCGGGCTTTAAGTCTTCTGGCTTCTGCTAAGGCAGCATCCAAACCAACCGCGGGCTTAGAAGTAAACTTGCCGTTCTTAGTTAGGTTAAAGGGGGCATTCTTATTGGCTTCTTCCCGCGCAGCTCGACCCTCGGCTTGGGCAAACTCGGCTATAGTTAAATTCTGCTGGTTGGCATCTAGCCCGGAAGTTGTGCCCGTTAACTCAAGCTGGTCGGTTATACCCGTTTCCGCAGAGCTAATATTCTGTTTAGCCTCCGTAGCTTCGCGTAGAATCTTGGCCTCATTCATGCTTGCTAAACGGCCAGTAAGCGCACTTTTCTCACGAGCACCAGAGGCAGCCCCACCAGCGGTACCATACGCACCACCCGCAGCAGCACCACGAACACTGGCCTCCATAATGCGGTTCCATTCTCGACTACCAAATATTTCTGGGTTTTCGTCAATGAATCTTTCCGCGGCTATACTTATACCTTCTTGGGCACCCTCAGTAACAAACTCGCCTGCAACCCCCTTAGCTAACCCAGCAGTAGCCCCGCGCAATGCGCCAGTAGACATACCAGATCGTTTTAAGATTGCCTCTACTATTCCTTTTTTAAGAGGACCAGTTAAGTTCTTGGCTAAGGTATTTGGGAGAACAGAGTCTAGGGCTGCGGCAGCGGAGCCAAACAAAAGAGAGGTACCCGCGGCGAGCTCGCCTGTTTCTTCATATATGTTCTGGAATACTTCTGGAGCATTTAAAGCATACGACCCAAGGAACGCACCCGCCCCCGTGCCTACAGCGGCTTGAGATGCCACTGTCTTTGCTGCCGCGATTTTAGCTGCTTCTGTAACAGCCTTAGATGCAATAGCCCTGCCCCCTAGCAAAGCAGGTGCTGCCGCTCCACCGGTTAGAGCAGTTGCAAGGGCCAAACCCATATTAGGCAGTTGTTCACCTGCGGATTCTGCGACAAACTTAATAGCATCCCCTATACCCTCAACGTCTTTATAGCTGTCAAAGACCGCGGGAGCTGACCTAGATAAGGCTTCTGCTTTCTGGTTAGCCTCGGCCAACTGGGCTTCAGCGTACTCATCAAACCCAAGAGCACTACCTACCAGAGCAGGTATAGTGTCCGTGATGGTAGAACCAAACCTAGACTTGCCCCGCTCAAAGCCCTGCCCAAAAGCCTCACCCACGCCTACTTCGCGCTTCGCAGGTTTAGGGGCTAAGGTGCTAATCAAGTACGAGATAGCGTCTTGCTCAGTAGCCCCCTCGGGGGCAGTTACTTCGTGCGTAGTGCCATCTGGGGCCGTAATCTTGTACTGGGGCATATGCGGCTAGTCCTATTCTATTAGTTTAGCGGAGTATCCCGTTGTATCGAACATTGGATTACCTTGCGAGCCCGGGCTACTTGCTCCCATACCGAAACCAATACTATTTAGGTACGCTTCTTGTACGGCTGGGCCGTGCTCATCTATATCTGCCTGAGTTACTTTGTTGAGCTCTATCCCGGCGGCCTGAGCTACTCTTGTCTTGTACGCAATAGCGGGCTCCGTTGTAAACTCTATGACAATATCCCGGCGTTCTGCATCCAACCTAGCCCTTGCTGTTGCCTGTCGTTGTTCTTGGGCTGCCATTGCTGCATCCCGCTTTAGTTTTTGCTCGTTAAGCCCGAGCTTTAGTTCTTGGCGACGGTTATCTTGTGCTTGCCCATACTCAGCACCAGCACGGCCCATTGATCCAAGTGCTCCAGCAGTTGTTACAGACTCAGAGTTAGAAAGCATCGCTATAAGGCGGTTTAAGTCTAACCCTTCTTTATTCTCTAAGGCAGCTATTTCCGCTTGTATACCACTTATTTCTTGCGCCTGTTGACGACCCGGTGCTCCGCCCTGTGCAGCATACCTACCAGCCGCGGCTTGGGCATCAGGGAAGGTTTCAGCATCAAACTTTTTCACTTCCCTATCCACTCCCCTATTCACTCCTAAACTTTCTAGGAACTTTTGAGCTTCCGCATCTGTCTGGGCTTGTATTCTATCCGCCTCACTGGCTCTTGCACTTCCTACCCTATCTGCTACCTCTAAATATTCGGCTTGGGAAATAATCCCATTGTTCCGGGCCCTTTCAGCCGCGGCGGCGGTAACGAGAGCCTGCTTTACTTCTGGGTCAGTATCCCCTCTTGTAAAGGATTCACCAGCAAGTTCCCCAACAGCACTGTTAGGAAGCGCCCTAGGGTTCCCTTGCTTGGCAAAACCTTCTGCGTTTTTCTTTGCTACGTCTGCCCTCATCCTTGCAAAGAAACCAAGCTCCGCATCTTCAGGGGTTTGGGGCTCCTCACCCCTAGCGGCCTCTTCCATAGCAAGAGCCAAAGCATCAGGTATAGTTGGGGCGTTGGCCCGGGCTTCTTCTTTGTTGCCTTGGCTTTGTGAAGAAACTGCTGCTGATAACATAGCCATTAAGTTATTTCGCCGTGCAATCGCTTCGTCCGTATCTGCTTCAACCAAGGAGCCGTCTTCCCCATTGTAACCTTTGATGTTAGCCGCTGGGTCTGCTTGGTTAACCATATCCTGAGACTCTTGCTGCATACGCAGAAACTTAACTATTTCCGCTACGCTTGGCTTACCGGCGGGCTGTGCTCCTCTAGCCGCTGGGTCTGCTTGGTTAACCATATTCTGAGACTCTTGCTGCATACGCAAGTAATCCACAGCAGAGTCTACCTTAGCCCGCTGGTTATCCTGTTTCTCTCCTACGCGCCGCAAACTTGCAATGCCTCCTTGCTCTTTATCATCCGCATACTGGTTGACTGCACCTTGAGCTTCGGGCGCAGCTTGGCTAAAGGCATCGCGCCTAGCTTGCTGTTTCCTACCCATATTCTGAAGGGCAGCTATACCCCCTGTAGGTTCTACAACCTCTTCCTCTGCAACAGGAGCCGTGGGCATAAGGGCAGCTATACCCGCTTCGTTCCGCTCTAACTTTTCTCGGCGCATACGCTCAGAATAGCCTTCTGGTTCTTGAGTAGTAATTTGTCTACCCCCCGCAAAATCCAGTGTGCGTTCAGGGCGCATATCGTCCATTATCTTACGGACGTAAGGTTCAGTTTGCCTACGCTGCGGTAGTACACTCATGTCCCGGCCTGAGGCCATAAACTTATCAGCATTACCAAACCCAGCGTTATAGGCAATAAGAGCTGCCTCTACGTCTCCGTCGTATCTGTCAAGCATAGCCTGCAAATAGTCTCGTGCGAATCTACGGCTTTCCACTGGGTCAAAAGAATTTTCTATAGGCCTAACCCGGAATCCCGGCTGCCTAGCAGTAGAGGGCAGTATTTGAAAAGCACCTTCTTCACCCGCAGCTCCCACGGCGTTTGGGTCACCGCCGCTTTCCGCCATCATAAGAGAGTCTAGTAAAGCCTCTATGTCTAGATTGGAGTCGCCCCCAACCGACCCACCAATAGCCATACCCGGACCCGCGAGGATACCTTTAGTGCTGTCGATGTACTGCATAACAGCCGCTTGCTCGTTGCCCATTTGCCCTTTTAATTCCTGTAGGTGCTGCTGGGCTTGCATCTTACTCTCGGGAGTCTGCGCTTTGTTAATGCTATCTGTTATAGCCATGTACTGGTTGGCAAACTGTTTTATTTGGGCATCCCCCACAGGAGACTTAGGTACTGCTCCCATAGTAGGTATAGGGGATGCACTCACATTACCGCCTTGAGCATACCCAACGATACCGCCACTAGCCATCTGGTTCATGTTGGGTGCAGGCATACCGGGCATACCAGCAGCAGGGCGAAGCGCAGCTTCTTCAGCCATACGTTGCCCTTTAATATTCATACCCGGCTGTAGCGCCGATAGGGTGGATGCAATACCGCTCTCGACCTGCCCTTTAACAGTAGGGGGTGTAGGTGGCTGGTACTGCATTTGCTTTTCAGAAGCCGCGGCTTGTAGGAGCTGCAATGCCTGCTGCTCTTTCATAAGGGCACTTAGTGCTGGGGGTATGCCACCCCCCACAACTTCTTCCGCCATTGCTTGCTGTGGGGATTTGTTTTGTTGTGGTGTAGGCATGGGAAAACCCCCGCCAACGGATTGCGGAGGGGGGATAGAATTTAGTATACCTGACTGAGGCATTTGCATATTAGTTGTCCTTAAGTTTTAGGGAGGATGCCGACGCTCTGCATGAGTCCCAAAATACCACCTGCCCCACTAGTAAACTGGGATAAGCCACTAGGCTCAGCGTACTCATAAGACTGCGTTTCAATAGGCAAGCCCTGCAATAAAGACTGCATGTACTGTACTTTCTTGTAAGGGTCGTCCCGCTCTAATTCGAACTGAGCCATATCCGCGGCTACTTGCTCCCCTTGCATACCTCTTTGTACAGCGCCTGCGCCTTGCTGAGCGTTTAGCAGACTGAAGCCATAGTCGTTGTTCTGCTTCTGCGCGGCCATATCACGTACCGCTTGGGTGTTAAACTGACCTGCTTCAAAGTCTCTATCCGCCATCAGACGAGATTGCTCGGTGTTAAACTGACCTGCCCCAAAAGCTCTATCCGCCATCAGACGAGATTGCTCGGTGTTAAACTGACCCGCCCCAAAAGCTCTATCCGCTCGCTGACGCTCTTGTTCAGTGTTAAACTGTTGTTGTGCTTGGGTAAAGGCATCTCGATACCCACTACCCGTAATACCCGCCATCCTATCTAGCATACCCCTGTCTAACTCCGCAGAAGCAACAGCTTGCCGACCCCCACCAAAAGCACCGGCTTTACCATATTGACTCCGCATAGCCTGTTGGGCTATCTCGTTCTGCCGGTTTGCCGCGTCATACTGCGGCTGCAAAGCTCCTTGTAGGTAAGGATTCATGTATTGTTGAAGCACACTGCTAGACATGGGTATGTTGCTTTGGCCGTCTACCGCTTGTTGAGCTGTAGGGGCATCGTACCCCGGGCCTGTAAAGGATGTAGGGGTGTAAGCATTTGCCGTTTGAGTAGGGGACAAAGACGAAGCGTAAGATGTAGGGGTGTAAGCATTTGCCGTTTGAGTAGGGGACAAAGACGAAGCGTAAGATGCAGGGGTATAAACGTCCCCAGTATACGTGCCGCCAGTGACTGCGGTCCCCATCCCAGTAGGAGTACTTAATGCCCCTAGTCCTTGGAAGGCATTGGTTTGTAAAGTAGACGGCCCCGCGGTTAAAGCGCCGCCATATCCTTGGTAGGGCTCAGAGGCAAGAGCGCGTCCACGCCCCAGCATATCAGTTACGTATGGCCCAGCCCAGTTACTTAGGGTGGATTCTTGTGCTAATGGGTCGCCTACTTGTGTAACCATTGTATTTCTCCTACCCTAAGTATTTGCGGGGGTCAATTTCACGCCCCTGATTCGGATTGCCAGTACGGTCTTTACGTAACCGGTCCATCATACTGTATAAATTCTCCGCACCGGCATCAGAGTTACCGTTGCCTAGGTGACTGACCACATCCGCGGGTATTACAAACTCGCCGTCACTGAGTCGAGCTGGCTCTTTGTTGTCTATTGTAGCAGGAACATCATCCGCCATGCCATCTGTAGAGCCCCCTAAGTAATAGCCTTGCCCCCCTATAATACCGCCTTGCGCGAAACCCTTCTGTTTCATAAAGGCTTTATACTCATCTATTAGCTGTTGGCCTGTTTTGGCGGGGGTTACCGTTTGTACCCCGTCAACAGTGGTTATGACGTTACCATACGCATCTTCTAGATTGCCATCTTGGTTTGTTGTAAACGAGTTATTGGGGCGTAAGCTGGGAACAAAAGAAGTTCTTGCTTCTGCGTACCCTTGGTGGTCAAACTCCTCTATAGGGTCTGCCCCGCCTTCAACGAACTCATTTGGGTTATTATTAAAATATCCTACTAACTCGTTAACCTCGTTCTCGGATATGCCAAAGTAGCTTGCGGCTTCCCCTACTAGATTTGGGTTTGCATTTATTAGCCTAGAGGCACTTGCAACTTCTGCGTTGGTATAATCCCCATCTGCTTCTATACCTGAAAAGGCGCTACCCTCTATTAGGTCTGCCGCTTCTCCAGCGGATATTAAGCCCCGTAGGTATTGCTGGTATAGGGCCTGCGAAGCATTATAAGCATTGGCTTGGCTTGTCATAGCGTCGGAGGCTGTTTGGTTTTGGGTCGCTACCCTAGCTGCCTCTGCTGCCCGTGCGTTTGTCACCCTAGCTGCCTCTGCTGCCCGTGCGTTTGTCACCCTAGTATTTTCTGCTGCCTGTGCTGCTTGTAGTTGAGCTTGCGCTGTTGCCTCGGCCTGTGCATCTGCTGTTGCTTGCGCTGCTATTGCAGCTTGGTTAGTGTTGTACTGGTTAGTTAGCCCGGTTGTTATATCCGCTACTTCAGCATCGTAGGCATCTATACGGCCTTGAGTAGCAGCCCTACGCGCTCGGTTGTCTTCTGCTCCTAGGAAGTACTGTTGCTGGGAGGCTACCCCCTCGTCGTTGGTTACCGTCTCCATCTGCGGGTTGTATAGCCCAGTAGCCGGTGTGTTAAAGTAGTTCCTTCCCGCGCTTCCAGCAGGGCGCTCCCCTACGAAGGCATCTGCTTTAAGGGATCGGTCTAGATTGTAGGAGGGTACACCCCCTTGATAGCCTTGATTACCTCCGCTATTACCCCCGCCTCCGCCGCTGAGTCCCGCAATACCTCCCGCTAGGGCCCCTATAATAGACCCTATTTTTTGTCCACCGGTTAACCCTACGCTACCACCGGGAGCAAAAGTTTGCATGGGTAGGGAGGCTAAGCCTCTGCTGTGTCTGTTATTGCGACTGTTGTTGTTCACTTCGCCACCTCTATTGTAAGTGCGTAATAATCCATCTTTTTCATCCTCTGTAAGCTCTGGCGCAAATATAGAGTCCCCACCTACGTCAAATAAGTAATCTATATCTACTAAGTCCCCGGGAGTTACCCTAACCTTGCCCGGTGAACTTTGGGGCTGCCCAAAACCGCCGCCTCCGCCACCACCGCCACCTTCGCCACGAGGTGGGGCTTCTCCCCGAGGGGGAGGCGACATAAAGTCTTCTACAGAATAAGTTTGAGCGCGTATGTCGGTGGGTATATCAAAATCATAACCCGTTGATTTAGGGGCAGAAGGGCCATCTGCAACAACTGTGTCACCAACAACTGTGTCACCAACAACTGTGTCACCAACAACTGTGTCATCAACAACTGTGTCACCAACAACTATGTCATCAACAACTGTGTCATCAACAACTGTGTCATCAACAACTGTGTCATCAACAACTGTGTCACCAACAACTGTGTCACCAACAACTGTGTCACCAACAACTGAGTCATCAACAACTGTGTCATCAACAACTGTGTCATCTATTGAGTCTGGGGTTAAGTTTGGTCCAACAACACCGGGGGCCACATCCCCATCACTGGTACTTGCAGTGGCGTTTAACAACTGATCTATTGGGTCTGGGGTTAAGTTTGGTCCAACAACACCGGGGGCCACATTCCCACTAATTATATCCTCGGCGCTATCTGTTTCAGTACCAGTAATGTCTACCCCGAATACAGTATCAGCATCATTCAGGGTTGTAGCGGATACTACCGAGCTCCCTACCTCTTGCAGCCCTTCTATAGTTTTTTCAATGTTTTCAGTGCTAACCCCCAGCTCTTCGGCAGCAGCTCCGGTAAGTATTTCTCGTACTGTTGAGGCATCAATCACCTCTTCCGCAGCAATGCGCCCTGAAAGTACACCTGTTACTTTATTGAGTATGGCATCCAGCGCCGCGTTTCCCGTTGTCACACCAGTCTGTGTTCCAGCGCCGGTGGTACCCGTATTTATTACTCGACTTCCCCCAGTCTGGCCCCAAACTACAGTACCCGATTGAATCCCACCAATAATTTTTGTGGGGTTAGGGAGGCGTAAAATCCTAAATACCTCATCTATTGCGTCCCCTACTTTGCTTGCTACCGCGTTAACCCCACTGGATACAGTGTTTTGCACAGAGTTAAGTATGTTGGTTGTGGGCACTGTGCCGGGGGTTGCTACACTGGTAGAGCCAAGAGTGCCGGGAGCAAAACCTAAGGTATCAAATAAATTGTTGTAGTACTCCTCAGTTTCCTCGGGGGTCATGGGGGTGTTGGCAGCTTGGTTTGCTTCAGCAGCAAACCTGTTTTGGGTTTGCTGGATTGCACCCGCTAGGTCAAACGAGTCTTGGAAGTTACTGTTGTTATAGTTGTTCTGTATATCTGCCAGCGTTTCTTCTAGCGTGCGGGTGTCTGCTGCATTGTTAATAGCTGTCCGGGATGCTATCTGTTCCGAGGTTGGGCGAATATCCGCGCCCTGTTCCAAAATAGAATTAAGGTAGTCGTTTTGTTGGGCTGCACTAACCGCGCCTACCACGGGGTCTGGAAATAAAGATAGCGCACTACCAAGGTCAACTTCGGTGCCCCCAATAGAATCACTGTATACCCCCGTATTTGAGCTTGGTCCTCCGGGAAGTCGGTCGGGTGGGAGAAAGTCTGAGTCGCCTTCTTGGTTAGCTAAATCCGAGGTAGCTTGCAGGGCTGCCAAAAAAGCATCTTGGTCTACCTGTGCTTGGGTTTTGTATGACCCATCAGGCTGTCGAACCATTGTGCCCGGGCTTAACCCACTGCTACCCCCTAGTGAGGGGTCAAAAGAAGTGTTAAATGCACCCAGGTCTAATGAGCCAAGGCCGCCACTTTGGCCCGTGACGGTTATTGATGTGGGCATTCTATTTGTTGTAGTACCCATTACACAATCATCCAGTTAGTTCCGTTGCTCATAACTTTTATGCTCACATACTGCGAAAGGGCTTTGGTTGTTGCACCATCAATAGTTTCAGAACCAGCGCCATCTAGGGTTATAGAGCCTGCGCCGCTGTTTTTAACTTGAAATTCTTGCCCCGGTATGCCTACTGCACTAGGCAGTGTAACTGTAAAGCTACCGGTGCGATACTCAACTAAGTAGTTGGTTATTAATATTGTGTACGCTGTAGTTGCCAAGGTATAGGCTTTGACTGAAACAGTTGATTGGCCTAGCAAAGCAGCTACCGCAGCATCAACGCGGATAAAATACAACCGCAGTATGTTAGTTAAGGCCGCAAATTTACCGGGTTCATACTCTTGTGGAGGTGTTGGCAGTGCGGGTGCAACAACTTTCTTGTTTGTAATAGACATACTTACCCCCTCCGGCCGTCAGGCCGCATGTCTAAACGTGGTAGGCCAAGCCGCCAAGCCACACCCAGTTCAGTAGACTCTAGCTTAAAGGCCATCTGCCTACCCCGTACTCGGATAAAAACCTGCCCCGTAAATTCTTCTATAGGCGCGGTTGCAGTGCGCGTCACGGTTACGTTGTCTACCCCACCTTGAGACGTAGGAGTATTGTAGCCCGAGCCTGAGTTCTCCATAGGCAGTAGCGTCATTACACACGCAGGGTTTTCCGCAGTTGAGTCTATGAACGTCACATCGGGCAGTACGCGCCTAACAAACATAAACTTATCCCCGTCATCTAAGTCAAACTCAGAGGAAAGTATGGTGGCTGTAATGGGTTCTATAGTGGCAGTTTCTTGAGAATCATACCCTACTTCATGCTGCACTAAGTTGTTGTAGTACGTAGCGGCGGTAGGCTGCTCTCTTAAATCTGCATCCATCCAAGCTGTGCGTGCCATCGTGCCGTAGTACCATATTTCTTGCACGTAATTGTATATCACATACCGGTCTATCGTAGTTGACCCCGCAGAGCAATAGAACCACCAAACCTCGTCGAACCGCTCGTTAGTACCCGCTACCACTTGTGAGTACTGCGCTTTGTTAAAGTCATTAAATATGTACCCGCGTAGGCTACAAGGGAGGGTATTAACCGTACCCTCGTAGTAGTAGAACTTGTCAGAACCCATCCAGTAGGCTGCGTTACCCGAATAAACTGCCGCGTTGGGGCTGGCTATGGTTATGTTATCTCCCAACAATTGGGCACCAAACACTTCGGGGGCTCCTAGGTACTGTAGGCCGTAAAGTGCAGTATCAGTCCAGATCAAAATCTCCTGACGCGCTTGCAAGGCCTTAACAATCTCGGTACCACTAGAGAATCGCAAGCTACCTGCTTGGTTAGTAGCTTCGGGAGTCCAATTAGCCACATCTTCTTGAGCAGACCAACGGATTAGCATGGGGTCTAAAACTGTGGAACCTAGGGGGGTAGTACCAAAGCATAGTGCGAAGCGAAAAATGTCGGACACCAACACAGAATTGACGATAGTGGGCACATCAGAGGCCCCTGCTAAAGACGACACGTACACCCCCCGTGTAGATACCGAGTTAGTTGCATCCCAGTACATTAGCTGCCCCCCACGATGGGCAAATAATAAATCTTCACCAAAGTTAGCCTGACTCCACAAACGTATGGGTGAGAACGTAGTGCCTCCAACGCCCCAACCTCCTAAGCCCCAAGTACCTGCACTAAAGCCTGTATAGGGTACTGCTATTTCGGAGCCTGTGTTTATTTGGTATGCCGCAGTAACGGTGTCTCCGCCCGTTGCTCCCGAGGAAGCTGTGGTCTCGGCTGTTATGCTATATGCGTCTTCGGTTATAAAAGAAATTGCGTACTCATTGTTTAGAGTAAGCCCACCAACCGCAGAAGCCCCATTAAAAGTAACGTAATCACCTTCAATTGCCCCGTGAGATGTATCTGTAACCCCCACAACCGCGGAGCCCAACGTAGTAGTAAAGGGGTTAGTTAGGGTAGCAGTCGAGCGGATAGGCGTAATATCATAATAGGCTCCGCCGCGTTCTATGTAGTACTTTAAGTTGGTGCCCACGCTGACAAGGTTCTGGCTGCCAAGGGTAACCCAGTTGTGCATAGAGCGGCATACGCCAAGAAAGGTAGAGCTAGAAAGCCTTACCCACCCCCCTATCTTTTGGGGAAACCCCCGTCTAAAACGCACCTTATCAGTCTCATACCAACTACCTTCAGCAGCATAGCGGGTGCTTTCCCGGTCTACACCGGGTTTTATCTGTAGTTTTTGTAGTGGCATAACTTAATAGGTCCATAGTACGGGGGTGGTTTCCCGAATGTCTACGTGAACAAAAGTCTTAGCTACTCCTATGCCTGTAAAACCCAGCAGGAGTGCATTTTGGACAATCATATATCTGTCTGCGCCGTTAGTAATACGTATGTCGGCTGCGATGCCTTGAGTGTGTGTACCGCCTTTGGCTTTGCGGCATTCATTAGGGTGGCTTGTATCTCGGTACCCACTAGTAATACTAAAGGCAAAACCGCAAGCGGCCCGAAGTCTGTCAAGCCGCTCCAAGAACTCAGGGGCCATGCCGTTAAGCCCCGTATGCTTACAGTCAAACTCAGACCGCTTAAAGTACGTTAGGGTGAGCATCAGTCACACAACTCAGCAAGGGTCTTCCAGTCTTCCGCAGTCCAGCTTGAAGTGTCTACAGTAGAGGGAACCTCCACAGTGATGCCCGCTATGTTACCCCCAAATAGGCCGCTGGTAGCAGATGTGCTACCTTTAACGCAGGCCATTGCGTTCTCGCCCGCTTCAATTTGCAGACTATTAAGCTGACTACACGCTGGTACTAGCAATGCTAGTAAAATTAATGCTCTCATGTGAACAACCCCTTAAACCATTGGAATGTACGTACTGGGTAGTATAGCGCAGCGGAGCGCATCCTACCTAGCCCAACAACACCTAATGCTTCCCTAAACACTTGATCTGCTTGCTTTTGGTGCTTAACAATGCCCTTGCCGTGGGTGCATAAGTAGTCATGGACCACCGCTGCTCTCCGGTTACGTGCATTTGCTACGGGCACTATAAAACGGAATAGTCTAGGCACTGAGGCCAGATCGGTAATATACCCCTCTGGTACCTCAACAATTCGGCCTAGTATATCACTATGGTATACGAGCCCTTGACGCAAGAGCCACCCGCCATCAACGGCCTCAGCTATAAAATTGGATGAGAAATGACTCATATACCCCCTATACTTTACCTGTTATTTTCAAGTAAGTACCCGCCATCAAAGCGCCAAGGAACAGATATGTCAGTGTCTGCACAATCGCCTTCCCTGCTGTACGTTTAGCCATGCGCCATGCGTCAAGGACCGACCGAAGCTCCCTCAAGTCTGTGTTGGCATCTACATCTGACAGGCCAATATCATGCAGAGCCTTTTTAGCACCTGCCGCCGCCGCCTTCTCTATTAACTGCTCTATCTGTGCTTCGGTCATGGTGCTGCTCCATTACTACGGGCTAGTGGGCCAGTCGTCTGACAACTACGCCAAATTTACTCTCTGTAAGGTGGGTCAATAATTTCACCAAGTAATCAGTTAAATAGCATTATGGCAAGAAGAACGACTTTCTGAAGGGAACCCAAATACCATAAATGCTAAGGAAATTATCATGGGTGATAACCAAGCTATTCCCGTTAGCAAACTCAAACTTCGTAGACTCAAACTTATCTCCCGCGGAAGCAGTCATTGAGTAGTCCAAGCCTATTGCGGTCAAACCCATCTGGTCCTCTTTAGTAGCAGAGCACATGACACCAAGTATCTCTATGCCTGTTATTTTGGAGTCTTTTGCAGCTTTTGCTGAAGCCGCTGCCTGAGCCTCTGCCAAAACATCTCCATCCAGATCAGTTACTACCCAGTTTTGAGTCCAAACGTCAGAAACCAATAATGGCTCCACCTCTCCCCTAGCCTGAGAAGCTGGGTTAAAAGCAGGGGGTGTAACTAACTGTAATTGAAAAACGCCAAACTGCTTGCGCTCATCTTCAGACAGCTTTCTAACTGAAGTTTTGTGCGTATCGTCCCAGCGAATGTTTTCGAACTCATTAAGTATATGCCGAACAAAAGCACCTTTACTTGTCTGCACGTATCTCATCTTCTTTCCTCTTTTTAGTGGTTCTAATGACTGCCGCTTCGTGTTCTGACTGGTCAGTTATTTGAGCTTCTAGGGCTTTGTAGGTGTTTTCCACTGCCACCATCTGTGCGCGTGTAGACTCAAGCCTTTCTTGAATATCCTTAGTGTTGGCCCCTGTGGGCGCGTTATCAATCAGATGCTCAAAGTTCTTAGCGTCAAAATCGTAGTGGAAGTATTCCACCTCTCTTGCGTACATGGCACTGGCTATCGTGTCTGCTTTGTAGGTGCTTGGTAGTTGTTTATGCTTCATATTTTATTCCTTATAGTGCGGTGAATGCTACACCTTGGCAAGTTCCGGTGGGTAAAGTGCTAGGGTTAGCGAATTTAACCCCGAATCCAGAAGCACTCCAAGGGTAAGCTGCGAGATAAGGGCTGGACTGGTGGCCTACTAGTATTGCAGTTCCAGCGGGGTCGAAGGCAATGCTCGCTCCAATTCCTGCTGGCAATGTACTAGGATTAGAAAACTTAGTCCCAAACCCTGAAGCACTCCAAGGATAAGCTGAAACATAAGGGTAAGCTGCGTGAGCTATACCTATCTCAGTTCCTGCTGGGCTGAAGGCAACGCCGTTGCCATCGCCTGTAGGTAAAGTGCTGGGGTTAGAAAACTTAGTCCCAAATCCCGATGCACTCCAAGGGTAAGCCGAGACAAACGGGGTTAAGTTGTGACCTATAGCTATCTCAGTTCCAGTGGGGCTAAAGGCAACGCCGTCGCCAGTAAATGTTGGTAAAGTGCCAGGGTTAGCGAATTTAGCCCCGAATCCAGAAGCACTCCAAGAATAAGCTGAAACGTAAGGGCTTGTGGTGTGGCCTATAGCTATCTCAGTTCCTGCTGGGCTGAATGCTACGCCGTTGCCAGTTCCGGTGGGTAATGTACTAGGATTAGAAAACTTAGTCCCAAACCCTGACGCGCTCCAAGGGTAAGCTGCGAGATAAGGGCTTGAGTTGTGAGCTATACCTATCCCAGTTCCGGCGGGGCTGAAGGCAACGGCGTTGCCATTGCCTGTAGGTAAAGTGCCGGGATTAGAAAACTTAGTCCCAAACCCTGACTCGCTCCAAGGGTAAGCTGAAACATAAGGGCTTGAGGTGTGGCCTACTGCTATCTCAGTTCCAGCGGGGCTGAAGGCAACATCGTTGCCAGTTGCGGTGGGTAATGTACTAGGATTAGAAAACTTAGTCCCAAACCCTGACGCGCTCCAAGGGTAAGCTGAAACGTTAGGGCTTGTAAAGTGAGCGGTTGCTACGAAGAATGGTCCACTCGGAACAGTGACAAACCCCCGCTGGTTCTGAAAAACTGCTAGTAGTGCACCACTCACGTTAAGGCGCTCCCGCTGATGAGCCACAGTGCGGACTCAATCTTTAGCGCAGTCGCAGAACCATATTGCGCCAAGCTCCGTGTTCCAGTAGTTCCGTCTTTCGCCAACCGCATTACGTCTGTTGTTATTGCAATAGACACTACCTGACTTGTCATGTTGACAAAAGTAAGCGCGGTTCCGATGGGGTAAGCCACGGAGGCGTTTGCGGGGATGGTGTATGTTCGGGTACTGGCATCACTAGATGGGTGGAAGATATGCCTTCCGTTGTCTGTAAGCACTAATGTGTAGTTGGCAGACTGTCTGTTTTGGGGGATATTACGGAAGCCAACCGCGTCTGTGCCATCAACCGTGCATCCTGACAACGTGCCAGAAGCGGGTGTACCAAGAACCGGTGTCACAAACGTAGGTGAGGTATTAGTCGCGTAGGTAGAACCTGTTCCGGTCTTAGTTACTGTGTCCGTAGCAAGTCCAGCGGTTAAAGAGGCCGCTGTTCCTGAAACGTTAGTCATTACCCCAGAAGCGGGGGTTCCTAAGACTGGAGTAACAAATGTCGGGCTAGTAGCGAATACCAAAGCACCTGTACCCGTCTCGTCCGTTACTGCCGTTATAAGGTTTGCACTAGACGGAGTACCAAGGAAGCCCGCAACACCCGCCCCAAGGGACGTAATGCCAGTACCACCGTTAGCGACAGGTAGTGTGCCTGTGACATTGGTAGTCAGGTTAGCAAAGGTAGTAGCGGTAGTACCCGTACCCCCGTTAGCGGTAGGCAGGGTGCCTGTAACCTGTGAGGTAAGGTCCACATCCGACAAAGACCCGCCAAGCGTGAAAGTGCCGGAGCTGGTAACTGGGCCTCCTGTAAGCGTAATTCCATTAACCGTTCCAGTTACTGCTACAGAGGTAACACTGCCGCCTATTTCAGTAGGGTTAGCATTAAGTACCGCAGCGCCTGCGCCAGCACCGTCGGTAACCACCATCAGCTTACTGCCACTAGGGACATCTACTGTAGCGCCTGAACCTTGCTTGATCGTGAGGGTCTGGCTGCCCGTTGTAGCGTTCTCAATCATCCACACCTTGGATATGGTGTTGGGGCCGAGTGTAATCGTGCGTGTAGCGGTTAGCGATACACCTGAGGTAAACTTTAGGTAGAAACCGCGAGTAGCGTCAGCCGTAGCATCAGGCATTGTGAAGGTTTCATCAGCGTCAGCCGCCATATCCTTTGTGCCGTAGCTAAAACCGTCGGTAACAAGCTCAAGGTTGGTGTTAGTGCTAGTGCCCCAAGTACCGTCCTCATCACCTGTGGTGATTTCTTTAAGTCGTAAGTTGTTATTAAAAGTAGGCATTTGGTTTCTCCGGTACTTATGTTAGGGTACTGCCAGAGGCAGAGGGAACGCTTGTTGCGTAAATCTTTGTACTTTGCCGCAAAGTAAGGGTTCCCCCACAGTCCCCACAAGTATCGGCATTTAGCTCTTCCTTGTCAAGATCATAGCCGCACGCCCCGCAAACTACTTGAACCTCATGTTTGGGGTCGATTGCGCCATTTGCTATTTTAGTTGCTTCGTTAAATATAATCATGCTGCTACATCAATCCAATTAGGGTTGCCACCCGGAACAATCTCGCTCCAGACTAGTACATTTCCTACTCCGCCAGTGGCACTTACCCCTGTTATATAAACATTAGCCAGTGCTGTTTGTGTTGTTTCACCTAGTGCTGTAGTGCCCTGTACCCCAGTTACGTCTACATTCTGCTGTAGTAGGACTGTTACATTGCCGAGGGAAGAGTTTGTTTGTACGCCAACCTCGGTAACAGTGGCATCCCCTGTTACCCCGATTATACCCAGTGCTGAGTTGGTTTGGAGTCCTACAAGCACAACTCCAGTAGTTTCTACAACTCGGGCTTCGCCTGTTTGCCCTAGGGCTTGGACCCCAGTTGGGTTGACCGTAGCGGAAGCCTGTATCGTGGCTGTACCCACATATCCGTCAGAGGCGTTACCCAGTACACTAACTGCACCCGCTTCGCCCGTAACCGCTACGTTACCTAGAGCAAAAGTAGACTGAACCCCCGTAAGGACAACAACTGCACCCGCCGCTACCTGAACTGAGCCTACTACGCCTGTAGTAGCAAGACCTAAGCCTCCGCCCCACGCACCTTGGCCCCACGAACCACGCCCCCATACGCCTAAGCGAACAGTTGCATCAACGCCTTCTCCCCAAGAGCCTGAACTCCAAGTATTTCGACCCCAGCCGTCAGTCATCTATTAAGCTAGACGGATGATTGCATTACTAGAATCTGCCGCTGGGAAGACAATGGTAAAGTCACCCGCAGTTGATGTTTTATCTGCACCAAAATCAAGTACTGCTACAGCAGGGTTAGTGCCGCCGTTTGCTAAGTAGATCAAAGCGCCACGAGCAGTAATAGTCGCATCCGCCCAAGTAGTATCCGCGAAATCCAAAAACGCGGTTGTGCCTGTAGACGCTGGATTAGTGGATATAGTTAGCGTATTACCCGCAGCAACGTAGTTAGTACCTGTGACTTCGTTAGTTGTTGCATACGCAGTAGTCGTTGCCCCTAGGGTTGCGCTAGATGTATACAGTGCAATCTTAAACGTCTGTGCTGTACCTGCGCTAAAGTCAAAGTCGCCACCAAGAAGCTCTACTTTGAAGGACGTTGCCATTGCTTGTGATATCGCCATTTTTCTTTCCTCTAAGGCATAACGCCCAATTTAATTTGGTTATGCTACTGGGATTCTTACTTGCCCAGAGCGGTACATATCTTCACGCATCTTACCATCCCCAAGGTTGCGGAGCAGTAATAACGCTTGGGTAAACATTTTCTCGTAAAGCGCAAGCATATCAGGCTCACCCTTCATAAAACGAATTGCTTGTACTAAGGCCCCGTTAAGCAGAGCAGAGTCAAACTCATCCCCTAGCCATGTGGTCCCCGCGGTTACAATAGTCTCAGGGTAGTACCCGTAGTGTAGCTCCACAGCATAAGCAGCATCTGGAGTCGGGCCTAGTATAAAAGAGGTATCACTAAACACGGCATAGTGCTTGGGTTTGCCAGTGCTAGTAGGGTTTGGATACGCCTGCCGCACGAAGTTTACATCTTTGTTTAACAGGTACTCATAGTTACCCGTAGCGTCAATAACGGCAAGTGAGAACGTGTAGAGAAAATCTGTAGGGTAAATAAGGTAGCTATTACCCACCCCAAGCGCCCCTGTCTGGTTACGGCGCAAAGCGGGTATCTGAACAGTATTATATACGAACTGCTCCGCCTGCTTAACAAACATGGCAAGCTGGTCTTCTGTAAAAGTCTGCTCACAGATATCCTGAATATTTACTTTAAGCTCAGTATAATTCACCAGCTACTCCCTAACCCATTGGCCCACGAGCCATAGTACCCTTAGTAGCGGCACCTGTACCGCGTATCTTTACACCGGCAGTCTTTAAATTGGCCGGGGGTTGGTTGCAGGTATCCACTTTATAGACAGTAGGCACATCAGGGAAGTCAATTATCTTAGGTGTTTTTACTGTTGATCTAGATTTGTTCTTCATTTTAGCATCCTATTCTGTAGTTACTGTAACATTACCCACAGTACCTTTGGCTTCTAAGTTATCTGGGGTTACCCCAAAAGGGTCGTTTAAACCCACCGGATTCCAACCCCACTGTATGTTCACACTACTAAACTCACCTGAAGGTACTAGGCTTCTGTCAGGTCTTGGATTACGTATCGCTTGCGGGTCATCTACTGGAAACCTACCTAGCATTAGCTGAGGTTGATCTGGGCTCCAACATTCAGGGCACGCTTTTGTCTGCGTTACGGTTCCTGCTACTACTAAGTTCTTTAACTGTTTTAGCTTGTACTCAAACCCGCACACATCACACATTGCAAGGGCTATCTTATTTGAGGCAAACCTAGTGGTCATGCTTAATACCCACTTATTCTAGGGACTAGCCGTAGAGTTGCTTTTTCTCTGTCTTCCCCAGCCGCTAGTTCCCACTGACGCTCATACTCAGCCTGTAGCATGGGTATTCTAACCATAAGATCAGGGTCTTTAGCCGCTATGTAATATGCCAACCCCGCAACTAAACAGGGTAGGAACCGAAAGCTAACATCAGCGTCATTAATACCTTCCCCAGCATCTTGGATACGGCGCATACGCCAATAAACCAACTGGTAGTAAGGCTCAGCAACTGTACCCCTATCTGGAACGGGCCACAACCTAACAACGGGAGCAATGCTCCGGTCCACGTTCACCTGTATAGGGCGACCCTGTGTTAGCTTGTTAGGGATACTAGCGTAAGTAGGCATACTTACTCTGGCTATAGTTAAGTCTGATTGCAGGTTTTCATTCCCCTGCTCTGTACGTATGACTTGCTCTAGTAGGTCTATGGTTTCAGTAGGCAAAGAATACGTAGATTGGCCCTGAACTAGAGGTAGTACTCCTTCCTCTATGGTCCACATGTTTATGCCGCGGTTCTGCCACTCAATGGTCAGCAGATTCATGGAACGCCTAGCAGTTCTAAAGTCGTAACCAGACCGCATTTCACGACCGGCACGTTCCCATGCTTCTTCGGCAATCTCCGTGAAGTCCATGTTAAACGAGGAAGTACCTGAAGTAGCCATTATTTTTCCTTCCTTCTAAGCGGTGCTACACGTTTGGGTTTTCCTGCCGGTTGTCCTAGGCGCTTCTTTTGCGCTACACGGGACTTCTTTTCTGCCGCAGTCATTTCACCAGATGTCTTAGGTGTTTTACTGGAAACCTTTTTAGTTGGCCTACAGTACGGGGTTCCCCGTTTATCGCCGTCCTTGCGCCCACAAGCCTTGCCTGTTTTTACGTCTTTCCAGTCTTCCGCAAACCAACGCTTTAGGGCTTTACCCTTCTCGGTTTTACGAACGGCCACTAGCTTTCTTCTTTCGGCACTTTGCGATAGCACCCGAGGCATACGCGGAAGGGAAGACTTTATATGATGCCTTCACCTTGCGGTAACATTCATCTTTGACCGTACCGCCCTCCTTAAGCGCAATGGGCTTCATTTTGCCCATGCCTCGGCACTGCATCACCGCATTGTACCCTTAGTACGGCCCTTAGTAACGCAACCATCGCCGCGACCTACTGAACCGCCTGCCATGTACCCTTTCATTTTAGGCTTTGCTTTACCCATAGCTTGCTTATCGTCCATCTTACCGCCCATCATGCCGCCCGCCATATACTCTTTTTTCATAAGTCTAAACCCTTGTATTAGCTACATTGATACATATATATATAAATTCATCGTCGGTTAAGTTGCGTTTGGCTAGGTTTACCTTACCCGCAACCCACTGAATATTCCCTACTACGTACCCTACGCTGCTGTCTATTCTGTCTAGACTTGCTGTGCCACCCTTATACGTAGTAGTGAGGTCTACCCCACTTAGCGCACATTTAGCAGTATAGGTGTCCCACATCTGTTCTTCTGTAAGGTTAAACTCCAACCCTCTATTCCTAGCGTTTTTTATTACTCTACGGTATATTCTAGTCTTGTCTCCGACAGTCCGGTTCTTGGCATAACCTCTGGCCTTACCAACACAGAGTTTACACTGCCAGTCTGCAACTGTGCTTTGTTTTGCATGGCCCAGCCTAGTGTACGCCTGCTCCCTACCACACCCACTACAGGTGCTACTCCACTTACCTTCCGCATTTTTGTATACCTCAGTGGGCTCAATTTGTCCCTTTTGGTATTTATTCGTGCAGTTTCTACAAGTACCCCGGGCCAACATTTTTACCGCACCATATTTAGTTGTAAAGGCTACTTCGGCCCCACACTTGCAGGTAGTCCTAAACCCACCCTCTGCTTTAGAGATTCTTGAGTCTTCTATGGTCACCATCTATGTGAATAAGCCCTTGATTCTGCTACCATTTTGCTCTATCGGCCCAGTAAGCTGCGCTCATCTTACCCTTGGCAATGTTCTTACCGTGACGAGCCTTAAATGACTTGCGCTTAGCCTTCATCTTATCAGACTCTCCTGCTTTAGGTTTACCTGCCGTAGATGCGCCCTGCTCCCCAAACCGTATTATCTTCTCTTTACCACCCTCACAAGCCTTAACTATATGAGACTTCTTCGGGTGGTTAGAAGTTCTATTTGGCTTATTACAAGCCATGCTGCTTTTATCTGCTCGCTTAACCATAGAGCTTTTGCACAGTTAGTATCATGGTGTAGGTGTTCCCCGCCGCTGCTGGCACAGAAGTAGCAACTATATCACCACTCTTACCCGCTCCTGAGTTATTGGGGATACCAAAGTCAGTAAAGTCATACTGCTCTGTCCAGTTTGATGGAAAGTCAAAAAGTAACACGTTAGTGTCTGCATCCCACTCCAGCTTAACTGCTACGCCAACACTGGCAAAAGTTAGCTTTTCTAAAGTAACTCCTGTGCAAGGACGTTTACTAACGGGGTCAGCCGCTAATGATGAAACATCAACCACAATAACGGTAGCCGACGCAGGGGGTGACCCTGCACCAATAACTGTAGTTACCTTAATGATGGCCGTGCGGCCGCCATCTTGGATTATTTGTGAAGCATTTGTATCAGCCATGAGTTAGCTCCTTATGAGAGAGCAGCGCCGATAGAAGTAACCCAAGCAGCGCCTGTGTTAATTACTAGACAAAACTCGTTATTGCCTGCACCATTATCGCTAACGATATACACCGTACCAGCGGAAACAGTAGCAAAAGCGGGAAGATTAGCCGTGGTTACGACTGGGAAATCAAAGCCGTTTGTAGAAACGACGGGACCAGTAAAGGTAGTTGTAGACATTTTGGAACCTCACATGCGAGTTATGGCGTATCTGTCTGCATGTCGTCAGCCGGGACTGTCAGATACACCGGTCTAGTTCCCGGGATAACCCCAAGTATATAACATTTATTCTTGCATTGCACAACAGATAGGTAAAAAAAGACCCACCGTAGTGGGTCTAAGCCTTCTTATGGGCATTGGAACGCCTTGTCGGGTAAGTTCCAACGTTAGCTTACCTCAACTTAGCTAATTTACAAACAAATTACTGTTTAGTACGGGCTTTCTTTTTAGCCGCAGCACTAAGTTCCCCATAGTGGAGGAGGGTGCTGGCATTTTTACTCATTTTTGAACCACTCATAAGTGTGCCGTCTGGGTGTTTATGGGTCTTACCTGTAAACACTTCCCCATTCTTTCTATAATGCTTTGCGTTTTTCATAATATACCCCGGTTAAACTCCACCCAAAAAGAAAAGGGGCCTAAGCCCCTAATCTCAACACCGTTTGCTTATTAAGCGCCCGGAGAACCAAATATACCCAGTGGATCAGATACGCCGAAGCTGTATCTCTCGCGGGCTTTATAACGGCTGTTACCAGTGTCGAAATCAGCATCCATGCTTGTTTGCATAGGTGTTCTGACAAAGTGCTTCAGGCCGTTAGGAATGTCCGTCATCAAGAACCAAGCATTGGTATCCGTTAGGTAATGGTTAGTTGAATAACCACCCGGGATAGCACTGTTGTTCTTAAGGGCGTTCAAGTCGTTATCTGCTGTACCAACACGGAGGTTAGTTTCCAAGATGCGCGTAGCAACGAATTGCAAGGCAGGTGGAATGATTAACTTCTTAGGTTGTGCAGCAATTAGCAAGCCACGCTCATCAGTCCAGCCAGCAATCTGAATAACAGCCGCTTCTAGTGAAGCCTCGTTAAGGTCAGCCGCAATAGCAGGACGGTTAGAGTTAACGCCACCAGAAACCAATGGATGCGCTGTTGAACATAAAGACACACCGTCACCGTAAGTAGTAGCGCCGGAGAATGCGTTGTTCAATATTGTGGAACCTTTAACTTGCTTAGTGTAAGCCATAGCGCGGGCGAGAGCCTTTGTATAGCGAGCAGAAAGTGAGTCGTAAAGATTATCCTCAATAGCTTCCTCAGTAATAGAGAACCCCATTGCGATAGTCTCGTTGGTATACCGAGCAGTGTACGCTTCTTGTGCGTTATCATACTCAATAGCAGCGCCTTCACCCTTAACAGGTGCAGCACTAAAGCCTGACAATTTAACTTCTTCCTCGAATGAGCGGTCAGAAGTTTCTGATTCAAAAATCTCAGCAACCTCATCGTTGTACTTCGCATATTCGAGACCAAATAAGGCGTTTAGGCCCGGTAGTAACTCCTTAAGGAGTTGTGCTCTTGAAATAGCCATCTGCTAGTCTCCTATACGCCAGTTGTGTTGTTGTACTGATGCAAGTTGATCTTAACAATCACCTCAACAAAAGTATCAGCAGCGGTTTTAGTTTCATCTACTGTGGCAATAACGCGCACAACTAGAGCTGCGGTTCCGGCTTCAGAGCCTGCTAATACAGACGAACCAGAATTACCCGTGGTAGCATTTCCCGTGCCTGCTAATACAGACATGTTAGCGCCAACTGATGCCGAAGGCGCAGAAGACATAGCACTACCAGCGTTAGTCACCGCTACTTTAAAAGCAGCCATCGGATCGTCAACAACAATACCATACGCTTCCGTTACAGAAGTGCCGGGGTAAGTCTGAGCCGGTGTGAACTGACCGAGGGAATTGACGTACTGTACGCCCATAAACACACCGCAGGGAGAACCTGTAGTAGTGCCCGTAAATTTTACTAACGAACCGTTCGCCGCGACTGAAACCAAATCACCGTTGAAGATAGCTGTATTGTAAGTGCCTGCGATTGGAATCAATCGGGTCGCACCTGAATAAGGCATACCGTCTATACGGTTAACTGGCTCAAAGCCGTAGGGAGCGTTGACTGTTGGATAAGCCATTTGTAACTCCTAATTTTGTTAGCCTTTACCGAAAGTAACCTTCGTTTTCCTATCGTTAAATAGGGGCATACGGGGGTCATTGTTTCGCATAAGACTGTTATCAACAGATTGCATCTGAGACGAGGCTTGGTTTGAATAGTAAGCCGCTCTTTCTGCAACCATCTCGTTTGGGGCCTTGCACAGCATCAAACCACTAACGATGATATTGTCCTTAAACCGGGGGTCGTCCACGGCATCGGAGAATATCTCGGGGTGAGCTGTAGCAGGTACAGGTTCCCATCCTTCACGCATTTTGGCAGAAACGTTGGCTGCGTCAGCCTGACCCATCATAGCAACTCTAACCCAGCGGTACGAATAACCTTCTTCCGGCACGGGGCTTGGCAATGCTTCAGGCCGTACCCATGCTGCTTTACGTTCCGTGTTTGCTCGGGTTTGACCTTCTCTATTAGCTCTATTTTGCGTCATTATTCGTTCCTCAGTAGTACGGCAGCCTGTTTGGCGTATTCTTCCAGCGAGATTCCAAGTCTTCTAGCAATAGCTACTTGTGATTGCTTTAGTACCACCTTTCGGGGTGCTGTGCTCCGCGTAGCGGGTGCAACCACACTGCTTGCCTTCTTCTTAGTCTCTGGTGTGTCTTCTATACCTTCGTCAAAACTTTCCGGGAACACTTGTCGCATACGAGCGTTAATTTTGTCGTAGTACCCGTCAGATCGTGGGTCTTCCCCATCTTTCGTAAGTTTGTTATGTAACCCCAGCGCAAATGCGGTCATTTCATCATCAGCTCCAAACCAAGAGTTTTCACCTCTCCAGCTTTCGGCCTTCTCATCCCGCGCAGGTTGCGGTTCTGGGGCATTTACCTGTTGTTGTACAGCATTGGCCTGTGCTTGTAAAGCCCGGATTTCTCTTGGTTTCAGGCCGTCTACCTTTGCCTGCCGTATCTGGGCCGTGTTAAGTGCCTGCTGGGCTTCTACGATAGCATCTGAGTTACCCGCCTCGTATGCTTCTTTATACCCTCGCTGAGCCATAGCAACTTCTGCTTGAACCTGTTTCTTGGCCGAGGTTATTAACGCATTATGGCTGTGGTCGGCGGAACCCTTTAACTTTTCGTTCTCCGCCATCAGGCTACGGGCGTAGGTCTCTAGCTCGCCGGACTGACGCATGGCATCTTCTTTAGCCCTACGCTCATCATGGTAGCCCTTACTGAAGTGCTTAATACGCTTCTTAACTTTCTCTGAGTAGTTCTCCAGCTCATCGTCAGTTACAGACTCTGGCGGGGTTGTGGCTTTGCGCCCCCTATCTTCTGCGGGGGTGTCGTCCTCAATTTCTATCTCAAAGTCACTCTCTGCTTTTTGTTTAGCAGGGGTCTTCATGTCTTCTCTACCAACGGCACCTTCTACTTCTATACTGTTGGTTTCTTTTTCGTCTAGGGTTACCTCAACCTCAGCATTAGTCGCATCTGGTTCCGGGAACTCGTACTCCACTTCTTGCATAGCCATACCTTACTCCTTAAGCTCGCGTGACAGCACGCGGATCAGCAACGACTGCTTCTACAGAGTCGTCGTTCATTAGTCTATATTCTTGGGTTCCCACCTTAAAGCGCGTACCAGTGTTAGCCCGGAACATTACATAGTCCCCCACCGCACACCACGGACCAGTAGGGAAACGTTCTTTATCAGAATACGCCTGCTTACCCATCTCAATAACTGCACCAACCGTAGACAAGATATACTCCTCTCGTACAGTCTGGTTTGACTTAACTAACCCACTTTCACCATAGGTTTCTTCCACGTTTGGAAGTGCGATAAGTACTCGGTAACCTACAGGTACTGGTATCTGGGCCTCTATTTCAGCAGCTTCCGCCGCCTCGGTCTCAATCCTACCCTTACGTTTTTTCTCTAGTTCTGTAGGTTCCACGGGAAACAACTCTAACTGCTCCGTTAGTGGTTCCCCTGATGCCCCCACAAGCACACTGGTCTGCCCGACTTCTGCTTTACTCATCATCTTCTTCCATATATTTACGCGAAAGGTCATTTAGTTCTCTAAGTGCGATGTTTAGACCCTGAATTACACCACACCCCTCCCTGTACCCGGCGAAGTCTTTAGCTCCCCCGTTGTTCAGAAATTCTTGTGCAGAGGTTTTATGCTCTGTTAACTTGTTGTTCAGCACGCCAAAGACGGTAGTAGCCATTAGATTCCCTCTGGGTTATTTAGGCTGGTTTGGGTCATATTGCGCTTCCTTACGCTGAAGTTCAGCTTCCCTACGCGCCTTGTTTGCATCCAGCATTAGTTTAGCTTCCGCTAAGTCTGCGCTTGAATTGGCCGCGTCTGTCTGTGAGGCTATGCGAGCCGCTTCGAGTGAGGTTGTATTACCTGCCTTCTCTGTATCTAGCTGTAGTCTTGCTGCGTCGAGTTGTGTATCCGCTTGGTCTTTCTGGGCCTTACGCTGAAGTTCAGCTTCCTTCAAGGCGAGCTCTCTCTGTTGCATCTGGATTATGGGGTCTTCGGCTTTCTGCTGCGCTTGTTGCTGCGCCGCCGCGGCCTGCTTCTGCTGGGTTAACTGCTGTCCTGCCTGTGCCATAAGCTGAGCCAACTGTACCGCTTGCTCCTCTGGTAGTTCTGTATCTGGTGCAGGTAGTGGGACACCCAAGGTAGTCTCCATCTGCTGCCTGTAGCTAAACGCCACATGCTCCCCTATATGAGCTGTTAGAGCGGACATGATCTGCTGCGCTGCTGGGTTCTGCCCGATGAATGCCGCTATCTGCGGGTCTTGCATAAACGCTTGGTGGGTAGCAATGTGCGAGTCGTGGTCTTGGAATATAACCGCTTTCATCGGGGTACCATTCAGGGCGTTCATGTTCTCACTAACTGGGTCCGTAGGGATCAAGTCCGCTGAGGTAGGCACCAGCTTATCTGCGTTTTGAATGCCCAGTACCTCAATCATCTGCCTATGCAACTGGGGTAGGTCGTATATCTCTGGAGCCCCTTGAGACATTTGTAGAACCGTCTGGTACTGCACTACCCGCTGAGCCATTGTACTGCTGTTAGGGTCGCTGACAGGTATAACCTCTACCATTGCGTAGTCAGCTTGTCTGGCCCTAGCCTCTCCACGTTCGGGAAGGTACTCGTACTCCTCTGGGGCATACTCGGCAATAATCTTACGCAGTAGTTTAAATTCCTGCTTCATCGCGTAGTGGACCCGAGACTGCACCGCGGCCATTGGCTTTAGCGTGCGTTCAAGTAGCGCGAGCGTAGTACCCACCGGTGCGTTAGCGCCCATGTCAGATATGTTCATATCCGAGATAGCACCTAGTCGTCTACCCTCATCGGTAATCTTGTCTAGCAAAGCCAGTAAGGTTTGACTGGGCTCTTTGTACGGTAGGGGTAGGATGTTGTCTCTAATCGAACCTGATGGTACATCCACATCCCTGAACTCGCCGGGGCCAATGGGGGTGTCATCTCCCTTAACTCGTAGTCCTCTAGATTTAAGACCGCCCGGTAAATTGGATAGGGTGCCAGCATCAACAAGCTGACGAATAAGGGAAGTGCCCGCTTTAGCGTAGCCCCCAATAATGTGAATAAGGCCAAGCCCATAGAATCCAAACCCCGGTACGTATACATAGTGAACGAAGTGCTGACGCTTCAACATCAGTGGGTCTGGCTCTTCCCAGTTCCGTCTGATACCTAGCACATGGTTAGAGCCCCGCTCTATGGTAACCACATACGGCTTAGCTAACTGGTAGCCATCGTCTGTTTCATCTACATCTACCCCATCTATAATAAGATTAGCGTTTATCTCATATACACAATACCGGTCGTCGTCAGTGACGGAGTATCCGCCTTCTTCAGCCTTCTGCTCCTCAATATCGCTGTGGTATGCCACAGGCTCGCCTAAGTCTATATCTCTATAGAACCCAGCCGCTTGTAAGGTCGTCATTTCGTGTTTTGTCTTACGCATTACGTGAGTTACACGCTCTGCTTGCTCTATTGTAGAGGCTCCGTAGGGCACAATTACGTCTTCTGCGGGGATATATAGGGCTACTTGGCGGCCTAAACTAGGGTCAAAATACACCTTTTTAAAAGCAGAACCGGCCAATCCTAGACTATAAAGCATCCTTTCGTGCTCTGGGCGGTACTCCGTCATCACCTCAGTCAGCTCATAATTCATGTCTGTCTGCACACGGAGGGCTGCATCCTCCTTATCCTTGGTAACTTCCCCTAGAACCTTAGTTTTCACAGGCCCAGAAGCGGGAAATGTCTCACTCATGGCCTCAGCTTGGAACCTTATGTTGGCCTCAGCTAACACAGTGCTATAAACACCGCAAGCATTCTGCCAAGGCTCGGTCTTTTCCTCGTATTTCAGGCCAATACTCTCTAAACCCTTGACATAGGTGTTAGCCCACTCCTTGCGGGAGTCAATATCCGACTCTACATACCCAACTAACTCACTCGCTATCGTAGTAAGCTCTTCGTCGTCTAGGTATTCGGCAAGATTTGCGTCAAACGGGGCTAGTTCCTCGTCCTCAGCGGGGCCTCCCCCAAAAGTTATCTCTACATCGCCATTTTCTAGGACTACTTCAGTCCCATCTCCTGCCATGAGGTCTATTTCAATCATAGCCTCAGCTTCGCCCATGTCTTCTATGCCCACAGGCAGGTCGTATATTTGCTTTTCAATTGCCATTAGTAGTAGCCACCCTTTTTATGTTTGAAATACTGCTGTTCTTCCTCTAAATCCGATGGGAGTCTTATAAACCCACCCTTACGGAACCGCATCATAGCCTGAGTTGTGGAATCCACATAGTCATCGTGCTCACCCGCTGGAAAACTAGCAACCTCTTCAATTACTTCTTCTGCCCAGCGTTTGCTGGGGGCCCAAACCATACCTGAGGCAAACATGTCCGACACAGCATTAAGTCGGCTTATCTTATCGTTACCCTTAGTAGGAGTAAACTCCTGTACGGGAATGCCCATAGCCCTAAGCTCGTAAATTAGGGGCGAACCTGACGCTTTCTTCTCCACAATCAGGGAATCTGGGGCCCATTCCTCGTGCTGCTCCACCGCGGCCCGCTTTAACCTAGGAAATTCCATCCTTTCCCGGAACGCATTGAGTAATATTATGTTTGCCCGCTCAACCCCGTCGTCGCCGGTCTGGTAAAACACCCCCCAAGTAGTACAAGCGGAGTAATCTGATCTGTTTGTCTTCTCAAAGGCCGTATCCCACGATTGAACTATGAAATTAACCTCCGGCGGCTCGGGTTCTTCCCAAATCTGCCACCATTCACGCTTGACTATAGCAGAGTTTTCTGAAGTTGGCTGCTGTTGGTACTGCGCCATCCACTTACCGTTGGGTAGTTCCTCCCTAAGTGCTTCTAGCTCCTTAAGTTCCCAGAATTCCGGCCACACAGGGTTACCAGAGGGCATAAGTGCAGGAAATTCAATGACTTCCCACTCGTCCCCACCACGTAACGCGGCAGATTTCAACACTTTTGCGGTTAAATCACGCAAACTCCAGCGAGTCATCACTATAACTATAGCCCCACCGGGCTGTAATCGCTGTCTGGGCCCTGATGTATACCACTCGTAGGTTTTGTCATAGACCTCGGGGTTAACTTCTGCCAGTGCGGCCTCTTGTTCCGAGTGAGGGTCATCAATAATGAGCAGGTCAGCACCTTTACCCGTTACTGCACCGCCTACACCAATAGCGAAGTAGTCCCCACCCTTACTGGTGTTCCACCGTCCGGCAGCTTTTGAGTCACTTTGTAGGGTGAGCTCGGGGAATATCTCCCGGTAGTTATCTTGGTCTACTAAGTTACGCACCTTACGCCCAAAGCCCACGGCTAGTTCTGCTGTGTGCGAGGTTTGGATTATCTTTTTGTTGGGGAACTTACCCAAGAACCATGCGGGTAATAGGTAAGATGCAAATTCACTTTTAGTGTGGCGCGGTGGCATATTAATAATGAGCCGTTTACATTCCCCCGATGCCACTCTCTCAAAAGCCTCCGCCATAATTGCATGGTGTCTGCCACTAATAAAGGTGGGCCACATCTGGTTCACGAAATCTATAAACCGTGTCTGGGCCTTTGTTTTCAACTTTAAGCGGGCTAGGTGGTCTAGTTCGGCAAGTAGTTTTTCTTGCTCTACCTGCGTTAGCATGGGTAAGATTTTAGGTATGTCTGACAGGGCTATGCCATCAAATACACTCTTACTCATCGTCATCTTCCCCCAGCACCCCTAGAGTTTCGTCTAACCTGCGTAGGGTTTCTTCTTGGTCTAGCCTACCAAGTGATGCGTCTAGGGGTACGGTATCTATAACTGAGGCATTGAGGAGGTTTTTAATCTTAGCCTTGATGGCGTTTTCTAGGTCTACCGGGTCTTTATAGTTGACTGTTATTTCACTGCGCTGGGTGAATATCCCTATGTCGCTGTGCTTGCCGAGGAGCTCTAGTGCTTTCAACTCGTACCGTGGGTCGCCGCAATCTGCAATTTCCATTAGCTTATTAGTAATAGCCGCCCGGGCTTCAGCCGCATCCACAGCAAGTTGTTGGCCGTAGGTACGCAGGAATGCCGCAGCAGCGTAAGCTGTATTGGTTTCAGTTAGATTGCCGGGTTTGGAGGAGTTTGCGACGGCCTTTAGCAGGGCCTTCTCACGGGCAGCGTCGCCCTCAGTGCAATCAAGGGGTGCGCCCATCTCAACTTGCAGCTCTGCTGTATTTCCGGCGACAGTTATCTCGTCGAACAGAGTGTTTGTCTTCTCTTCAGACAGGTCATACGGGACTTTATGGGCCCTAGTAGGCTCCACTTTTACAGTAGACATGTTTTTCCGCAGGTAGTTATACCGATTTGGCCCAGTGTACAGCAGAGTTTTAAGCTAATCAATAGGTTAGGTTAACGAGATTTTTTAGTACCCCCCCGGGGTGTTGGTTTTTGGGTTGATAGGGGGTGGGTCCGTGGTACAGATGGGGGTGGGGTACCCGGGATGGAAACTCAAAAAATAGGCCCCCCTTGTGCAGATTAGTATGTATATACAGCCGCGGCTCTTCGTGCTGAGAAAGGTGGGTGGGGGTGGGGTGGGGTCGCCCATAGGCGCTACCCGTTAAACTCGTGGGACCCTAGATATTCTAGGATGATCCAATCTAATTGATCCTCTCAACAACAAAGTACTTGACTGTGGTACGGATTGCTGTATAGTGGTTTTCAAGGGCGAGGCATATCGCTTCCCCATTTTTGAGGTTTCACACCATGACAACTATGGCCACTATTATCACAGATCTAAAAACCGGTAACACTGAATCGCTTTACCTTGCGACTGATACGCAAATTGAGAAGTTGCTTGCGGCTAATAAGATCAGCGAAGAATATGTAAACATGTTTTATGAGAATCAGGATGAAATGCGCGAGCTTATGGCGGCCGCGATTGAAGAATTCGCCCCTGCCGTTTCACTGGCCGATGCTGCTATCAACACACTTAAGAAAACCCCATCTAAAGCCCCTGTGTTAATACCCGCTGATCAGATGGAGTTAGATGCGCTGAACGAATCACGTGCGGATCAAACCAAAAGACGCGAGTTAATGGCAAGCGATGCAATAGCTAATGCAGAGACTACTATTTCAGGAAAAGAGATCGCCATGATTTTCGACAATACGTACAAGTTTAACTGGACCTTGCGCCGCGATGGTAAGGGAGTTAGTGATCTGGAATTGACCGCTATTGATCTGGCATTATTGAAAGCGGACTTTAAAGCATTTAAGACTAGTTTCGAGAATGCTGGTGCGGAAAACTTTGACCAGCGTATTAGTTACCTTAAGAAGCTTTCTTTACATACGCTTTACAAGGGCGAACCAAAAAACAGTGAGGAAGTATTGGAGACGGAAGCGGAAGCGGATACCGAAACTGAGTTAGAAAACGCATATGAACAGGCATTAACTGCTGCGCTTACATTCGCTAAAGAGATGGGCAAGTCGGAGGATGTTATAAAAATGTTAGAATCCCTACAATCAGAGCAGGGCATGCAAACTGTAGAATCCGTCAGTCACTAGACGGCTCGCAAAATATAACACCCTATACAGTCTAGGGTGAAACCTAAAAACCCGTTAATAGCGGGTTTTTTTGTGGGCGTTTATAAAGCTTAAGTTATGCCAGAGAATAAGCTAAGGAAAATAAGAATATTATAAGGTCCTATTGTTACGTGTTTTTTGTAATGTTACACGGCCAAAAATGGGTTTCCCTAGGTATTTCAATGGCTTGCGGTATTGTTACATTATTACGTGAAAAAACAGTACACACGGATAACCAAAAGAGCGTTTAAGCATTGGGCATAGTGTAAGCATAGTGCAGCACAAAATACTGCAAAGTGATAAATTGGCGTTCTCTTTTTACTATTTTCATAATAATAGTATATATAGAGCTTTTTAATAACATAACGCCAACTATCATGCGGGTTCTAGAGCATTTCGCTTTATTACGTTTTACCCTTATCCTTGTAACAATAGCCCCTTATTTCG